CAACCGAGCAACCGAGCAACCGAGCAACCGAGCAACCGAGCAACCGAGCAACCGAGCAACCGAGCAACCGAGCAACCGAGCAACCGAGCAACCGAGCAACCGAGCAACCGAGCAACCGAGCAACCGAGCAACCGATACCCCGCCCCGAATCAAAATATAAAAATGTTACACGCTATACATTTTATCCTTGACGGTATGATACGGACGTTATATAGTTAAAGCATAAAGGATGTAACACAAGACCAATTTGGAATGAGGTAACGACGATGAAAAGAAAGCATATCGACATCCAAGGGATGAATATAAAAACCGGTCCATGGATTCATACCGTACCAGCTAAACCATTTACATTTTTAACTGCGAATCACGTATCCTTTGCTATAGTTGAGCGCAATTACTATCTCGACACAAAAGGCAACAAAGTTAAATATCAAAAAACCGATTGTACTATGGCGAGCTATAAGCACTTGTACTACGTATATATGGAAGTTTATCCTGGATTATTCGCATTTACCGAAACTGCTACAGAAGATAGCCTTACCGTAGTACTTAACAAGTACAGCAAGATTTACCGCGATAACGATTATAGTAATAACCCTGCCGTGAATACCTGGCGAGAACAGCTAAAACGTATTGAATGAGGTGGCGACAATGACACTCCAACACGTTACAAAAATCAACGGCCGAGTATATACTATCGAGCGGGCAACCGATATTGCCCTGGTGCTTGGATCGGGGAAACAATATGCGGTCGCTTTTCTCGAAAGCAAAAAACTTGTCCATCGCCATTGTTTGACCGGGCGGTTTATATCAACGAAAATTAAATGAGGGAGCGGAAACGATGAAAACGAAAGTATACAATATGAAAAGCCCTAACGGAAACGATGTGCCGAACCAATTTGAGATATGCACGGAAGAAGGTATATACTTCCAAAGTTACAGGTCAATAATTGCCTTCAAGCCTTGGGGCGGAAAAACCCAACTCGATGAAACGTACTGGGACTATTCCCGGACCACAAGCAAATACCTCAACCGCCTCTTGCGCGTTTCCAGTAAAAAAGAGATCGAGCAAAAAATCAAGGCGGGTGAATATGAACTGGCGAACCTTAATTAGCTGGCCCACCCTCGCCCCGTGGATTGTGCTTGTGTTATACTGCGCAGTCGGATACATCGAACATATATAAAGGAGAATAAAAATGGAAAACGTAAAGGAAATATTAGCGGCGCATAAAACCTGGCTGGAATCGGCCGATGAAGAAGGAGAAAGGGCCGACTTGCGGGGGGCCGACTTGCGGGGGGCCGACTTGCAGGGTGCCGACTTGCAGGGTGCCGACTTGCAGGGAGCCAACTTGCAGGGTGCCGACTTGCAGGGAGCCAACTTGCAGGGTGCCGACTTGCAGGGAGCCAACTTGCAGGGTGCCGACTTGCAGGGAGCCAACTTGCAGGGTGCCGACTTGCAGGGTGCCGACTTGCAGGGTGCCGACTTGCGGGGGGCCAACATAGATTTTTCATGCTGGCCGCTGTGGTGTGGATCACTCGGCGTGAGCATTGACGAGAAGCAGGCGAGACAGCTTTTTTATCATGCGTTCGCGGCCGGCACTAAGTTTTTCCCTGGCGGGCTGACTGAAAAGCAAAAAGCATGGTTGCAAGAATTTGAGCACGCGACAGATGAAATAAACAGCAAAATGTAAAACATCTATACACGCCCGCCCTTGTGTTTTCGGGGCGGGTTGTTAGGCGCGGGAGAAGGAAATCGCTCAAATCTTGGCTAGGAAAAAACGATGTGCATAAACTTATACATCTCGGGTGGGTTGAAAAGTACCACGGAGTGGTGGCCGAAACTGGCAAAATCGGGCTGCTAACGGGGGGCCAGCAGGAGGGGTAGGAGCGAAATTTTTGTAAACTGAAATGCCGAAAACCGACCGAAAATTTTTGTAAATGTATCATTGTATAGAAAATTATTTAAATTTGTTGTGCCTTAGTTTATACAGGATAGGCTACTTTTGTATAATCTTATACATTTGCCGTGGAGGGCGAAAACTCCAGCGGTGGCTAGGAAAAGAAAAGTTTTCTTAATAAATATAAATAGATTAGAATTTAATGTATATATGTATAGTAACATGAAAACAGGGTTTTTGGAGTAGAGAGGCTATTTTTACGTTTTACTGTGCATGATTCTATACATTTTCCTAACACTGGAACATTTACCCTCGTGTATCATCATGTATAGCCCTCTCACATCAAACACTAAAAAGTCTGCCTCTACCCGGAAAACCCTGTTTTCATGTTACTATACATGTATACACATCACACGTAACATTTTCCCTTGACTCCATCGCCGCTGTGGAGTATAAGAAATAAAACACCTAAAACCTCCAGCCCGGAGACAAAAACCATGACCAAACCAACCCGCCCTTTCTCACCGTCCGAAAACATGATTGGGGCCGAACTGAAACGTTTCGCGCTCTCCGTGGCTCTCGGCGCCGAGGCTCTCGCCCAGCGTATGTCGCTTCCAGTGGATCAGGTGCGCCGAGTGTTCCGCTCGAAAACTCCAGTACCGCAAACGTTTGTTGATTTCGTCTTGGCCCATCGAGCCCAGCTGGGCCGCGATTTTAACATCATCCTCACTGGCTCGGAAATTCGCCGAATGCGCTATGCTATCGGCTGGACCCTCCAGGAAGCCGCAGATTGGGCCGAGGTGCATTACAACACCTGGCGAGGGTATGAGCAAGGACTATCAGTCTCGCAGATGCCTAGCGACCTTGCAGCCCGTTTCCTGGCCCTGCATGAGTCAACAACTCGGCCAGCCCCGCGAGCCACACCCGAGCACATAAAAACCCTGCGCTCCCATTTTCACCTGACCCAGCAACAGCTCGCCGACCGTCTTGGCGTCACTCGGGTCACGCTCAATAGGTGGGAGAACGGCGTCACCGCCATGCCGAAAAACATGCTTCTGACCCTCCGTGGCCTTGTCGCGGAGTTAAAGGCCGAACAGGCAAAACGTAACGAGGAGACACAACCATGAGCGAGCCTATGACTATTGATGACTTAGTAGCTATCGTTGAAGAGATTGCAGCCGACAACGTGCCGGACTACGTTATTACCGACACACAAGGCCGAGAAATAAACAGCGTATACATTGACCACGCAAAAAGCGCTATCATTATTGGGCGCATTGACGATTAAAACTTTATAGGAGACACAACCATGAGTTACCTTGACACCCGCGATCTTGAAGACCGCAGACAAGAGCTTGAGGACGAGCTTGAAACCCTGAAATCCGCAGTAACCGAAGCCGAGGAAGCCCTTGCCGAGGCGGATGAAGATGACCGCGACGACGCCGAAATTGAACTTGACCAAGCCCGCCGCGATCTTGACGAGTGGGTAGCGGACAACCAAGACGAGCTTGACGCCCTCAATAACCTCCGCGACGAGTTCGACCGCCGCTCTTGGCGCGATGGCATTGTGCTTATCCCTGATGATGATTTCGAGGACTACGCACGCGACCTCGCGGAAGACCTCTACGGCAACGACATCCGTAAATCATCCTGGCCATTCGATTGCATTGACTGGGAACAAGCCGCCGATTCTCTCCGCATGGACTACTCCAGCGTGGACTATGAAGGCGTGACATACCTTTATCGTGAATAGGAGCCAATAACCATGAAACCCTACACCGTCTTACTTCTCCGCCCCGACTACATCGCCGAGAGCACCGTGGATACTTACACGGCTCATGTTACCGCGAGTAGCGAAGCCGCCGCAGTATCCCAAGCACAAACTGAGGTCTACGTCCTCGATCACCGGGACGCTAACGACCCGCAGGACTACGCCTGTATTGGCCTGTTTGAGGGGCATCATATGAACAAGGCACAACTTACTTTGTTGGGGGTGAGGTTATGAACGAGCACGAAAATAACACAAGAGCAACGCGGGCAGCCAAGGTACTTAGGGCCTACGAAAGCAACTCGCAAGAGCCGATCGGCTCAAGAGTTGTTGATCTTATTACCGACCTGCTCCACTTTGCGCGGTTCTATGTTGACGAGGGCGCGGAAAGTGTGCTACGCATGGCTAAACAACACTTTGACGAGGAGGTAGCCGGTAATGAATGACCCAACCGCAAAACCAACCAAGATCACCAAGCCACCGAAAAAGGTCAACGTAGACGGCACGCTGACGCTCCTCGTCACGACCGACGCAGGCGTCTTTACTTCCAAATTTCTCGCCAAATTGATTGGCTTCGACAACCACCACGGGTGGACCCAGCGCCTGAAAGCGAAAGACTGGCAACATCCTGACATCCTCAAACCGCCAGCGCCCAAAGGGTTCAAAATCTCGGGGGAGCCGCTGCTCTCGGTCGGCGACCCGGCCGATTTTGGCAACGAGGAGTGGCAAGCCCTCGGCGACGAGGGGCGCGGTTATAACCTGAGAAAAATTCCTCGGTCGTGCCTGGAGTATTTGACCGGGGCCGAGTGCGCGCTGGGGTGCCAATGACCCAAAGGAGGAAATCATGCCCGAAAAACTGAACACATATCGAAACCGAGCCGAAGAAGTTCTCGCCGATGAGTTTGGCGGCGTGTGGGGCGAGCACCCAGGCTACCCGACCGAAGATTGGAAATTCGAGGTCCAGAACGGCGACACCCGGCTTGGGTACTGGCCCTGGGTGTCTCATAAAATAGAGCAGCTATACAGCGAGGGGCCGAGTGAAAAACTACCTGCCTGAAACATTTGTAAACCTCCGCGTCCAACTCGGTAGAACCCAGGCGGAAATGGCCCGACTGCTGGAGGTGTCCGTCTCGACCTGGGTAAGCTGGGAAAAAGGCCACCGCCAGCCAAAGATGGAGAACTATAAAAATCTTGACACGTTGCTGCGCTACGCGCAGGGGAGGATGATGAAATGATCCGCGTCGTCCTCGACTGGGAAACCGCCTACGGCAAGCACCCACAGACTGGGCTCAATTACACCCTGTCCTCGATGACAACCGAGGAGTATGTGCGGCACAAATTGTTCAAAGCGCACGGGCTGGGGGTGAAGATTGGGACCGAGCGAGCGTTTTATCTCCACAAGCCGGATGACCTCCTCCATTTCCTGAAAACCCACCCGTGGGAGAAGTCCTGGGTTATTGCACACCATGCGCAGTTTGACGGGGCCATCCTCTCCTGGCGGGCTGGTATCCGCCCAGCGTTTTGGGGCTGCACCATGTCCATGGCCCGAGCAGTGTTCCCGCATGAGTCGGCAAGCCTGGCCAATATCTCAAAACTCCTCGGAACTGGGGAGAAGGGCGTTGAGCTGGCCAGTTTCGCCGGGAACTGGCTCCTGACGGACGCGGAGCAGCAGACCATAGGTTCGTACTGCCTGAACGATGTCGAGCTTACAGCGGCCAATTTTGACGCGATGAAGGGACATTTCCCGGTGAGCGAGCTACGGCTGATCGACTGGACAATTCGCTGTTTTACCGAGCCAGCCCTCCAGGTGGACCCGGTGCCCCTCGTCGCGGCCTACAAGCAGGAGCGCAGGACCAAGCGGGCACTGCTTAAGCAGGCAAGCGCCGACAAGTCCGTCCTTGCATCCAACGACCAGTTCGCCGCGCTTTTGCTTGGCCTTGGGGTTGACCCCCCGAAAAAACTTAGCCCGGCAAAAGTAAAGGACGGTCGAGTTGACCCGGACAACGTTGGCGACCCGCCTCGGGGTATTCTCCCCTCGTTTACAACGAAAGGTGTGAAAGACCCAGCGGAGCGGGTTCGGCTCAAGGCCGAGGGTAATGCCTACCCGTGGGCGTACGCCTTCGGGAAATCCGACGAGGAGTTCAAACTTCTTCTTGAGCACCCGGACCCACAGGTGCAGGCTGTTGTCGAGGCCCGGCTTGGGATCAAGTCAACGATTAAGGAAACACGAAGCAAGCGGTTCTACAAAATCGGCAAGCGCGGTCGGTTTCCGGTGTACCTGAACTACTACGGAGCGCATACCAACCGCTGGTCCGGGGGCGACAAGCAAAACGCGCAAAACTTGAACCGGGTAAATCCGAAAGACATCACCGCCGGGGCGCTGCGCATGTCGCTGGTTGCCCCTCCAGGGCATGCCGTTGTCGTGCGCGACCTTGGGCAGATCGAGGCCAGGATGCTCGCCTATGTGGCGGGGCAAGAAGACCTCCTGATGCTGTTCAAAACAGGCGGCGACCCGTACAACCGACAAGCGTCAAAGATTTTCGGGTACGAGGTAAACCGTAAACTTGACGAGTTTTTCCTTGAGGGCCTAGTCGGTAAGTGCAGTACACTCGGTAATGGTTATGGGATGGGGTGGGGGAAATTCCAGGAGTCACTTCGCGTTGGGTTCATGGGTGCCCCACCAGTCCTTTTCGATGAGGCCGCGGCCAGGAAGCTCGGAGCGGACATCGACGTGTTTTGCTGCGGCCGCAGTTATAAAAAAGGCTGTGGCACCCTGCGTGACGAGGCGCTTGCCATGAAACCGTTGAACGTGGGCGAGGAAGCGCACCTGTGGCATTGCGCAGCGACCAAGCAGATCGTTGACAAGTACCGGGAGAGTAACGACGCCATCGTCCGCTTGTGGAAGGAAGCGCAGAACGCGCTGCAATATATTTCCAACGGGGTTGAGGTTGAAGTCGGCCAGAGGGGTATGGTTACAACCTGCGCGGATGGGTTCCGGCTGCCGAACGGTATGAAAATCCGCTACCACAAGTTGCGGAGTACCAAAAGTGGGGAGTGGAAATATTTATCGAACGCTCGCAAGAAGCAATGGACCTATATCTATGGAGGGAAATGCGTTGAGAACATCGTCCAGGCATTGTCCCGGCTCGTTCTCTCGGACCAGCTTTTGCGCATACTTCCGCAGATGAAACTCTATCGGTTACGTGCTGGAGAGGAAGCAAGGATCGTCTCAAGCACTCATGACGAACTAATAGCTGTCGTTCCCGAACGGTACGCCGATGCGTGTCTTGCGCTGATGGAGAAAGAGATGCGGACACCACCGTCATGGTGCGCCGACCTCCCTCTCAAGTCGTCCGGTGGGTATGCTCGCAGTTATGGCGAGTGCGATAAATAATACACCCGCATCACTTTTTAGTTGTAAACTCAGTAACAGTGTGTTAAGGTAAAGCATAACATGAAGCTCGGCATCAGCCAAGCACACCAGCAAAAACAGGGAGGAGCAGCACATGTATCAGATCGAGAAAGGAATCGAAGTACCGGCCAAGAAAATCTTTGTGGGAAAATCGGTTTACCCGTTCGCAACCATGGAAGTGGGTGACTCGTTTTTCGTGCCGCAGGTCGACGGCAAACCGAAGACCGACGGATCTCTCCGGTCGTCAGCCCGGCAAGCCGCTAAAAAGTTCGGCTTCAAGTTCACCGTTCGCCGCGTTGATGGCGGGTTCCGCTGTTGGCGGGTTGAGTAGTCGTAGGTTTCCTTGGCACCATCGATCCGCTCGTTAGAAAGTTTGGGTAGCTCACCTTCTACCCCCTCTTAGCGGTAGGTAACCGCACCCTGCGGCCGTGCAGGCAAATCGATGGAAACGGCCCCTCAGATAGTAGCCCCGTTAGCTGTGTGCCAAGACGCTGCCACGTCGCAGTAAGGCACTCGGTGCGGGGTTGAGGGCGTAGGAGGGTGGCGACCTTATAGCCTAAAGTTTCAGTTCAACCGACGGGTGACGCCATGTAGCAGACAGGAAGCCGGTAGGCGCTGGCCGGGAAACAATTCGGCGATAACAAAATAGCCAAACAAGCCGGTGGCGACGGTAACAAGATCGGGAATCTGCAACGGTGCAGCCATGAGAATAAGAGATCGTCCCTGAACCAATAAAAATGTATCGAACGGCCGGACATCGGATGTTACCGGCCTTCGCAAAGCTAAGCCCTCGCCCCTTAGCCACGAAGAATGGCGGGGGCTTTTGGGGTAGGGACCGTGGCGGAAAGGTGAGACGCAGAAAGTGTTGCGCAATAAACAACGCACCTAGTCAGCGGATTGTGGCCACAATCGGGCCGTAAAAGCGATGCCATAGGTAAAGCGAGCGGGAAACGCTGTGCAAGGTTCGATTCCTTGCCGGTCCCTTATTGAGGGCGCAGAAACCGGCACACGCTGCTCCGCAGTAACCCGAGGAGTGATCTCCCTCCTCAATGGTGGGCGCCGCGCCACTTGAAGCGCGTGACTGCGGCTCACAGTAAATGAGAGAGCGAAGCGATCGCGATGACAGCGGCGATATTGAGAGCCACATTGACTGCGGCGAACTTGAGAGCCACATTGACTGCGGCGAGTCAAAACGAGCCAGCGTGGCGGAATTGGTAGACGCGAAGATTGACCAACACGCAAACGCCGTTCGAGGCGATACTTGTTAGAGACGGTTAAAGCATCTAACGTGCAGGTTCGAACCCTGCCGCTGGCACCAAATACTGATAGCCACTAATATGAAACACCAATGCGAGAAGTGTGGGTACGAGGCAGCGGCAGAGCAGTTTGGCTGCGGGTGCCCGAACTGTGAGGGAGACATACCTGTTAAATCTTTTGAGGTAACGCCGATGACCCCAGTACTAAACGCCAAAGGAAAGCCATTTTCCTGGTCCCATTCCCGGCTTGCCGATTTTGAGACGTGCCCAAGACAGTACGCCGCCAAGCATTTCTACTGCACCGCGCCGTTCCATGAAACTGAGGCGATCATCTGGGGGAATAGGGTCCACGCGCTGCCTGAGAAGCGCATTAAAGGCATTCCGCATGACGACCCGGAAGCCGAGCTTGAGGTGCAGCCATACCTGAACGCTATACTCTCCAGCCCGCATAAGAAAGAGGCCGAGGTCGAACTCGCGCTGACCCGCGCAATGCGGCCATGCAAGTGGTTCGACAAGAACGCTTGGCTCCGGGTGAAGATCGACGTTGTCGTGACCAAGGACATTGGTGTGAACAGTATGAAAGCCTGCACGATCTTGGATTGGAAAACGGGCGGAAAGATCAAGGACAATGACGACCAGATCCGATTGAATTTCGCGGCTCTCTCGGTGGCCCGCCCCTCACTTGTTTACTTCGAGGGAAAGTACATCTGGACCAAGCACAAAGTCACCACCGGCGCACGTCCCGCTTCCAAGGAAGACATCCCGGCTATCTGGGCCGAGTTTCTGCCGCGAGTTCACCGTATGGAAGACGCTTGGAATAACGAGAGGTTTCCGCCTAAACAGTCCGGGCTGTGCTCGGCAAAATGGTGCCCTGTTGAGGGGTGCGAGATGAGGAGGGGATGATGTCAAGAGTATTGAAATCAACAGAACGCCCTGTGTGCCCAACGTGCAACCGAAGAATGAAACTTGTTCGAGTTACGTCAGAGTATACTAAAGCAGACTCGCTGTGCTGGGATTGTTCGTGCTTGTTCGCCATGTGGGACAGAGTACACGGACAGGAGATTCGCCCGGATCGCATAGAGGAACTGATATGAAACACGTACTGATTGACCTCGAAACGCTGTCAACGAAACCGGACGCAGCGATCATCGCTATCGGTGCTGTAGCTTTCGACCTTCCAGGCCAGGAGATTCTTGATCGCTTCTACATAAAAGTAGACCTCGCTTCCGCCATGGCATCTGGTGGTATCGTCGACGCATCGACAATCGTGTGGTGGATGGCGCAGAGCGACGAGGCTCGGGCCGAGTTCAAAGGGAAAACCATCCTTCTCCCTCACGCACTTGAGCAGTTCACGCTGTGGGTTGAGAAGCTCGGCGATGACTTCTGCGTCTGGGGAAACGGTGCGGATTTCGACATAACGATACTCGGCCAAGCATATCACCGCATTAGCGACGATCCCCCGTGGTCTTATCGAAACGTCCGCTGTTTCCGAACCGTTCGTAATACGTATCCGCCGGTTAAGATTACCTGGGAAGGCACCGCCCATAAAGCCGTCGACGACGCAGAGTGGCAAGCCGGGTACTTGATGGCGCTTTGGGATCGTGATGGGTTGAAATAACTTAGTGTGCCCGTAGCCGACGCCGTTGCCAAACGCTACGACCTGAATGAACAGGTATCACCTGGCTGGGCCAGGAGTGGGTATGTTGAAGCAGTGCAGGAAAGCATTCGGCGCTGAGGGCCTGCACCCCTGAGAAGCGCCAGCGCATATTATACTGGGAAACCCAATGACCCCCGAAGGCAAAGTAAAAAAACTAATCCGTGATCTTCTCAACACTTATGACATCCAGCCGGCCAGTAAAGCAGGAACGTTTTCGGAGGCTGCCGGCTGGAGTTACTTCGCTGTGCAGGGGCCGATGTCGGTGCGCGGTGTGCCTGATATTATCGGGCATTATCGTGGTAAGTTTTTCGCCGTTGAGGCCAAGGCACCGGGTAAGGAGCCAACTGGGTTTCAACTCCTCCAGATCAAGGCCATCCGCGCATCGGGTGGTGCGGTGTTTGTTGTTGATGGGATCGAGTCGTTGAAGGTTTTTGAGGAGTGGTTGAAATCGGTGGTTGAGTAGAAACTAATATCTTGCAGAACGTGGAGAAGGAAATGCAACGAGAACTTCGAGTTGAATTGTCAGAGAAAAAGATAGGAAAGGCGTTTATGGTCGCATTGATTCCGGCGCTGCCTATTCCATCCGACCTAATGACGAATGAGATCGTTACCGGGTGCGCCGTCATCGCCGCGAACGATGAAAATGAAAACGGGATCTACGCCTATGTCCACCTTGAATCCGATGAAAAAGAGTTTATTGGCGATGCTCTCGCAAATGCATGTGTGCCAATGAACACCTGGGTTTGGTGCCAGTTATTCTGCAACAAATGACCGATAAATAACGAATTGCAATCAACCAAATGCTAAACTACCACACAATCAAACAACTCAAAATCGAAGATGTCCTCGGGCGCGAAGTGAAGTTTATAAGCCCGAGGAAGAAATGTGAGCGCATCGGAGTAGTCACGCAGGTTTCAAAAACACATTGCTGGACAAAGAGAAACGCCTACGGGGGTGATGAGTACGTGCCGTGGGGTAACGTTGTTGAGATTTTACCGGCTGGTTCTGAATGACCGCACCCGCACCCAGAGTAATAAACAACCACCTCGTCCTCCAGCACGACCCGGGCCAGCTCAGGCTTTTGTTTCCGAACCTCGTCAAGGAGGCCAGGATCAAGGGGGAAACTTACTGCGCCCTGCCGCACAGCCTGGACATCGTGCGGATTTTGAACAACGTCGGAGTGAAGGCGCCAAGCCCGATCAGGACCGCTTACGACTGGCCAGGGAGATATCGTCCGAGGTGGTACCAGATCGACACGGCCGAGTTCTTGACGCTGAACTCGAGAGCCTTTGTTCTCAGCCAGCAGCGCACCGGGAAAACCCTTGCTGCGCTCTGGGCTGCCGACTACCTGCGCCGGGCCGGGAAGATCGGAAGTACCCTGATTGTGGCCCCGCTGTCCACTTTATGGGACGTGTGGCAGACCAACATTTTCGAGTCGTTCCCGCTGAGAACTTTTGCCGTCCTGCACGGCAGCCGGGAAAAGCGGCATGACCTGCTCGCAAAGAAGCACGACTTTTACATTATCAACCATCATGGCGTGGGGCTTGTCGAGGCCGCGCTCAAGGACCGACCGGACATCGACCTCGTTATCGTCGACGAGGTTGCAACATTCCGTAACGCCAGGGCGAATACGCTGTTCAAGCCGCTCAACCGGATTATCAACGGTCAAGGTATCGCTCGGTCAGCCTGGGGCCTTACCGGGACGCCGACACCGAACGAGCCGACCGATGCCTTCGGCCAAGCAAAGCTCATCAACCCGGTGAACTACAAGGGGCATTTCACCAGCTTCAAGCACGAAACCATGCTGCAAATCAACCAGTTCAAATGGGTGCCGAAGCGCGGTCATGAGGAGAGCGTGGCGAGGATTTTGAAGCCGTCTATCAGGTTCGAGCGATCGGTCTGCACCGACATGCAACCGTGCTTTATCGAGCGCCGGGCCGAACTGAGCCAGGAGCAGGCGAAAGCCTACAAGCAGCTCATTCAGTACGCGGCAAGCGAGGTTCGCGGGGCCACGGTGACAGCGGTCAACGCTGCCGTGCTGGTATCGAAGATCGTGCAGACCAGTTGCGGAGTAGTCATCGACGCCAACGGCGGCTTCGTCAAGATCGACTTCGGCCCGAGGCTGAAAGTCCTTGAGGAGTTGGTTGAAGAGAACAACGAAAAAGTCCTGGTGTTCGTCCCATTCACCGGGGCGCTTGACGCCGTGGCCTCCGAGCTGCGCAAACGCTGGTCGGTCGAGATTGTCGATGGCCGGGTGTCGGCTGGCAAGAGGACTGACATCTTCCAGCGGTTTCGCTCGGCAAAAGACCCGCACGTCCTCGTCTGCCACCCGCAGGTTATGGCTCACGGCCTGGACCTCACCGCGGCGTCGTTGTCGATCTGGTACGCTCCGACATGGAAAGCAGAGGTTTACCAGCAGGCAAACGCTCGCATGGATGGCTCGAAACAAAAAGTAAAAATGGACATCGCCTGCATCTACGCCACCGCCGAGGAGAAACGTATCTACTCGGTACTGCGCGACAAGGGCCGGTTGCAGGATGTGGTGTTGTCGCTGGCAAACACCGAGGTATAAAATTTCTGCAACACAAGCAACAAAAAGTAGTTGACTCGCTCTGAAAATTATGTTACGGTGTTTACATGATTACTTACAAGCCTTTCATATTCGGGGTTGACGATGACCTCATCGTCCAAGGCGTGAAGATCGTTTGGCTTGATCCCGCTTGGAAAGTCCAGCGCAAGGCCACTGTCGTCGAGCGGCTCGATAATGAGTGGTGTGTGCGAGTGAGCGAGTCCGATCGGGAGTTAATCATAAACGAAAGGCGCATCGTCGCCATTGAGGAGGGCGCCTTGGGAAATAACCGCCGAGAAAATTTCGTGCCGGAAGTTCCGGCAAAAACAGATCACCTCCCGCCGGTTGTCGCCGCGGCGGTGTTTACCGAAGAGGAGAAACCAATGCCAGAGCCAGCAAAAATTACCGCCGACCAAGTGATCGCCGCGTTCGTCAAGACCCGCGACGAAATCTCCAAACTGAAAAAAGAGTTCGAGGAAGCCGAGGCAAACCTGAAAGCCTTGCAGGAACGCCGTGCGCAGTGGCTACTGGTGGAGCTGGACAAGCTGGGGGGAGGGGAGAAAGCCAGCATCAAAACTGCGCACGGCACTGCGTTCGTTGAGTTCAAAGAGTCGGCCACCGTCGCCGATAAGGAGGCGTTCTTTGGGTGGGTCGAGGAGGACTTCGCAACTCGTAAGCACTTCCTGGAAAGCCGTGTCAGTAAGACCGCCGTCAAACAGCGCCTCGAGGACGGAGAGACTCCTCCGGCCGGGGTAAACTGGGTTCGTATCAAGGATGTTAAGATTCGCCGGGCGTAACCGGCAACATCACAAACAATCAAGGAGCAACAACCATGGCTGAAAATGCACTCGTAGTACCGAACAAAGCAGATGTTCCCGCTTACATCCTCAACCCCGAGCTTGCCCGGGCGCAGAACGAAGACGCCGCCGCCGGCATCTCGACCGGGGTACCCGCTCGGATCAAGGCCAACGGCAAGCAGTTCAACCTCGTCGATGGAAACGGAGAAGAGAAGCCCTATCCACCCGCAAAAATGGTCGCTGGACCGGATGGCAATGTTTACCTGCGGGTAATCGTCCTCCGTGCCAAGAAGGAAATCAGCAAGACCTTGTACCTCAAGGCCTACAACCCGGCCAATCCGCCCGAGGCGCCCGACTGCCAATCGAGCGACGGCATCCGTCCCGACGCCGCGGTGCTTACTCCGCAGAGCGACCAGTGTGCTACCTGCCAGTTCAACGCCTGGGGCAGCGGCATTGACCAGAACGGCGCCCCCACCAAGGGCAAACGCTGCGCCGACGCCAAGATCCTCGCCGTCGTGGTTCCCGAGTACGGCGTCTTTGAGCTGAAAATCATGCCGGCATCCCTCAAGAATTTCGGGCTTTATGTCAAATCGCTTTCTGGTGCTGGTATCCCGCTCGGTATGGCGCAAACGCTGATCGGCTTCGACATGACCGCATCCTTCCCGGTCTACGTGTTCAACTTCGGCGGCTACGTCCCGGAGAAATCGGTTGCCAAGCTCGCGGAACTGGCGCAGTCCCCGGAGGTCGAGGAGATTGTAGGCCGCAGTGCTGCCGCACCGAGAGCTTTGCCGGCCAACCCGACGCCGGCTCCCGCTCACGCTCCTGCTCCCGCTCCCGATCCGAGCGCGACGGTTGAGGCCGAAGCCAAGAAGAAAGCCGACGCCGCTGCCAAACGCAAAGCCGCAGCCGAGGCAAAGGCCAAGAAGGAAGCCGAGGAAAAAGCCGCCGCTGCCAAGGCCGCGCAGAATGTCGATCTGGATCTTGGTCTTGATGACGACCAGTCGGAAACCGTCGAGCCTGAGTTGGTAAGTGCTGGCGGTGCCGGACCCACCGACGACGAGCTTCGTTTGGAGCTTGGTCTGTAGTTGATAGCCAACCCTTAATCCTCGAGCCCGGGATCGCGCAAGCGACCGGGCTTTAGGCAGTAAAACCAACTTTCTTACGAGGACATCATGGCAGAAAAAATTGATCCGAAAGTACTGGTCGTCATGCAAGCAAGAGAAGCTTCCGCTATTACCTGGGCGGCGTTCGCAGCGCTCTCTGGTATCAGCCGAGTATCGCTCTACCGATGGACAAAGTCCCTCCAGCCCAAGGACAAACTGCGCCTGAACATCGCCTACACCCTGGCGACGCGGCTGAATAAGGCGGTCGAGGCCGGGTTGCTGCCGATCGAGCAAAAGCTCAAGCCCAAGGAGAAACTCACTTACCTGCGAAAGGTAGTTGCGCAGATGGCCGGCAAATAGGTATATACTGTCCTTCTTCACTAACCTATTTGCGAAGGTGGCTAGGTGTTTCTTGAAAAGCTCCTACCGAAGGGCGGTCTATACTGCGTTGCCATGCTCCTCCCATCTGGAGGGTTTCGGCATTACTTCTACCCGGGCCTCGACGCCGCCGTTCAGCAACTCGAGATCCTCGATAAAAACCACAACACCGTCTATATTGCCCAGGCGGTTTTCGATAAGGAAAAAGTAACTGCGGCCCAGGCCCATAACCGAGCCAACCCAAACGGCGAGCGGATGAAAGTTCGCAGCCAAGCAAATGCCGTAAGCCTCAAGAATTTTTTCCTCGACATCGACTGCGGGCCGAAGTGGCCGCTAAAGTCTCAGAAGGAAGGCGCTGCCGCTCTCAAAGCCTTCGTCGCCGAAACCAGCCTGCCGATGCCGACGGTCGTCAACTCAGGCAACGGGCTCTACGCGCATTGGATTCTGACCGAGGCACTTGCCGCCAGTAAGTGGCAAGAGGTAGCCCGGGTGCTCAAGCAGGTCGTAGCGACCTACGCCCCAGCCATCGGCGGGGACTCGAGCCGAACCTCGGATAGCGCCTCGGTACTGAGGGCGCCTGGTACTTGGAACCGCAAGCCCGGCAAAGACCCAAAGCCAGTAGTGATCGTTTACGAAGCACCTGAGGTCGAGTTCCTTACTTTCGTCAACGCGCTGTCCGCCGCGGCCAGAAAGAAAAAGATCGAGCGACACGCGCTCCTGCCGCCCAAGGCCTCGGCCGACATCAACGCCGAGTTCGCCCTGCCCGAGACAAGGCGCCCGTCCTACGCCAGCAAGATCGCGTCAGAATGCGCTCAGTTGAACGCAATGCGTGAGACGCAGGGAAACATACCCGAGCCTCTTTGGTACTCATGCCTGGGCCTCCTGGCGCGTTGTGAGGATGGACAAGACCTGGCGCAAGAGTGGTCGTCCGGTCACCCAGGGTATGACCCGGACCAAGTCGAGGCAAAAATGAACCAGTGGCTCTCGAGCGATCTCGGGGCCTCGACCTGTGCCAATTTCGGAGATAAGAACCCGGCCGGCTGCATCGGCTGCAAGTATAATGGCAAACTCAAAAGCCCGATCGTTCTCGGTTACCTCGAGACGCCAGCACTTGAACTCCAGCCGGGGCAACTTGACTGCCCTCCAGGATTTAAGCGCACGGTAAACGGTCTGCAAGTCGAACGCGACGGACAGTGGTATGAGTTCTATCCTTACGACTTGTATCTTGACAGGTTATGCTATGACGAGTCGGTAGGCTACGAGGTGATGGCAGTAAAGCACCACCTGCCGCACGAAGGGAATATGGAGTGCGTCCTGCGGTCCTCGTTGGTAAACGATCCGAAAGCCCTGCTCACAGTGTTGTACGACTCGCACATTAAGCCGGTAGGAGTAAAGAACAAGGCAGCAATGGTGGCATATATGGAAGCGTGGCAAGCACAACTCACGGCAAAACGCAGGATGACCAAGCTCCTCTGCCAGATGGGCTGGAAAGAGCGTCAGGGCGGCGGCGAGATGATCGTTCTCGGTCGGAAAATTTTCCATGCCGACGGCTCCGTCGAAGATGCGTCCATGGCGCGCAGTGTCCCGGAAGCGGCGAAGGCGATTCACTCGGCTGGCAGCCTGGAGGCTTGGTCGGAAGCAACCCGCGTGTTTGGTAAGGCCGGCATGGAGCCATTCGCGTTCGCCCTGCTGGCCGGTGGGTTTGGCTCGATGCTCATGCGCTACACTGGCTTCCGCGGAGGGGTGGTGTCGTTGGCCGGGCCGTCCGGCGTCGGGAAAACGCTCATGCTCTGCCTCATTGCCTCGATATGGGGGAAGCACAGTGACCTCATCATGCTCCAGGAAGACACTCGTAATATGCTTATATCTCGCCTCGGCGTCCTGAACACCATCCCCATGGTGGTCGACGAGTTGACCAACCAAGACCCGGAGACATGCAGTAATTTCGTGTACCAGATGACCCAGGGCCGGGAGAAGGGCCGGCTTGATCGTAACGCCGTCGAGAAGAGGGTGCTGAACCACTGGCAGACCATCGCCATTACCTCATCGAACACTTCGCTCGTTGAAAAGATCGCGTCGTTCAAACAGAACTCTGCCCCGGAGGTGAACAGGATTTTTGAGTACTGGGTGTCCGAGCACCCACTATTCAGAGGAAGGACCACAGAGGATCTCTTCTGGATGCTCGACGCCAATTACGGCCACGCCGGCGAGCAGTACGCCAAGTGGCTGGTTACCCACTCCGACGCCGCCAGGAAAGCAGTGCAGGACTGCCGCGATGCGATAGCCACGAAGGTCGGTATCCAGGGCGACGAGCGGTTCTGGCTGGCCATGGCCTCAGTGGCCTATGCCGGCGGAATGATCGCTTCTCACTTGGGGCTGATAAAGTTCGACGTTAAGCCCGTTATGCAGTGGGCGGCTCGGACCATTCAGGGGATGCGGAAAGATAAGGTGAGCTTGGCTGGCGATGCCGTGTCGGTCCTCGGTCAGTTTATCGACGCCCACACCACTGGCCGGCTGATCGTGAAGAATTGCGACTCGGACGTTGCTCAGATAATCGAGATGCCCCGCGGGGCCTTGGTCATGCGGTACGAAGCCGACTCCGGGAAGATGTTTATATCCAGACCAGTATTCAGGTCGTGGATAACGAAGGCTTTCGGGTCATTCTCCCAGGCCAGGAAAGACTTGATCGCTATCGGAGCGTTGAAACCCGCCGAGGTTCGGAAAGTCCTGGGCGGCGGGACACATATTGCCGGTGCGGCCGTGCCGTGCTGGGAGCTTGACATGCGCTGCAAAGCTATGGGTAATCTCGGCGCTACCATGGCAGAGGTTGCAGAGGTGTTGGCAAAGGCGCCGGTTAAGGTTTTTGAGGGGTGAGATAGTAATGAAAGTGCCTTTGATTTGTACCAACTGCGAATGCACAGAAACCATTGAGCACGAAGGAAATCCGAAAGCTCTCAAGGTGATTTGCGAGTGCGGGACAAAGATGTCAGTCCATTACACAAATAATTATGAGCCGGTTTCTGAACAGCGAGCTTGCCATACTTGCGTCCACCTTCATGGTTCAGACCTCGATAAGTGCAACTTCTGCAATCAAATATGGAACCGCTAGGCGCCCTGCCAGATAACACAACAACACCAACCACAAAGAGGCACGTCATGAAAATAGTAAAACCCGAAGCACACTATCTTGGAAAAGTTCCAACCGATTACGAAGGCACTCTGAAATTTATCGAGATGGCCGGGCGTACCTGCTACCGGTCAGAGGATAAAATCACACCAGGCAGCGCCGAGAAGTTCGTGCGGAAGCTGATTGCCGCAGGGCATCTGGCAATGGTTGAGCACTCGAACTTTGTGGTCCGAATACTTGACTCGAGCTTTGATAATCTTCAATACATTAGAGACGTAGCAGGTAAGTATCTCAACGTAGCCAGGTCGGTAGACGGATATTACGTTGTTGTCGGCGGAAATCTTACTGCATGGTATCAGCGAGGAAGTGCGCTTGGATGGAGGCCTTCGCTTTTTTCGCCGTTTCTTACTATGTACGGCAGCCTGTTCCGTTGCGGAAAGCCGCTTGTCGGCCCCGAGACTCAATGGATGCCCTGCCCCTTCGACGAAATCCCTCCCGAACTGCACCGCCACACTGTGCGCTTTATTTGTGACCGAGGCGTGTCGCATGAGCTGGTACGTCACCGCCCGTGTTCTTTTGCCCAGGAGAGCACGAGGTATGTTAACTACGGTGGGAAGGAAATGGAGTTTGTTGCGCCGGCGGGGTTTGACGGATGGAACAAGGTTTCCAGAGAAATGTTTGAGGACTCCTGTATTAGTGCAGAGTACAGGTATGGTGTGATGCTGAATGATGGTCTATCCCCTCAACAAGCCCGCGCAGTCCTTCCCAACGCACTGCGCACCGAGATCGTAGTCACTGCCGACGCCTCCGAGTGGGCGCATATTAAGAAACTCAGAACCGCACCGTCAGCGCATCCAGACATGCGTCGGCTTATGAGCATGGTGCCTTGGGAGGAGATAGTATGAAACTGAAAAAGCTACTAAAGAAACTGAGAAATCGTATTGCTGACGAGTCTGTGTTAGCTAAGATAGACGAGATTGAGCGTGTACTTTCTCCGCGTTCGTTGCGGGAGCTGGAGGATGTCGCAGATCCGGTCTTTGTTTCGTCATTGAAGCCGGAGGATGTCGCAGATCCGGGCTTTGTTTCACTAGAGGATGTCGCAGACCCGGCCTTTGTTTCGCTGGAGGTGCAAACACGATTGATATATGGGTGGAGTATAAACGAGATATTTAGCAACTGCGCTATGTATGTTTACGGTTGCGATGATCCGCAAGCAGATACGAAGATCCTAGCGTATAACACAAACGTAGGAGGCCACCCGTTCAAAGAGTTACAACTCGAAGTAGTTGAAAGCGGAACAGCGGTGCTGTTTGAAATAGTTTCTAACGACAATTGGCTGTGTTTCATCTCCGGTATGATAAGTAGGTCTGCGCGAAGCGGCGCACCTATGCTGGTTTGGAACACTATTTTGAACGCTGGCGATACGTTTGTCGTTAATGACGCTCGGATTGTAGCATAATAATTACTTCGCTTGGAGGAACCAAAATGAACGACTGCGGAAATATCAATTGCGGCGACCATGATGTGGAGTGTATTGGGGCGTGCAGTAGGTACATAGGGGCCTTCAAAAAGCTAAAGTGCCCCAATTACAAACCGTACCAGCAAACATCAACCGTCAGCGAAATACTGACCAAAATCGACCAGGAGCGCGAGGCTGCGGCCAAAGCCGAGAAAGCTAAGTTCGACCCGTTCTGGACCAAGGCGCAACCGCTATCCCGCGAAGAATGGGATAAGAAAGTCGGCAGCTTGGAGGCGGAACCGCCGCGCCAGGTTACCCTCGGCGACTGCCTTGATGAAGCAAAGGCCTGCATCACCGGCGAGCGCCAGGATCAGTACGGAAACCCGGAAGACTCGTTTGCTTTGATCGCCGACTATTGGCGTACGTACCTCAACTGGCCTATTACCGCGCTCGATGTCGCCCACATGATGATCCTTTTCAAAGTTGCTCGGTGCCAGGGCCAGGCCCCAAAGCGCGACAACTACACCGACATCTGTGGGTATTCCAGCATTGCTGCCGACAGGATAATGGAGGCGAAGTGAGTGCCTATTATAACGAAATTGATCCGTTCGCCGCGCAGTGGTTGCGCGAGTTAATAAAAGCAGGACTGATTGCTCCGGGAGATGTCGATGGACGCTCGATCGAGGATGTTACTCCAAATGATCTCAGAGGATATTCTCAATGCCACTTCTTCGCCGGCATCGGCGGATGGTCTTACGCATTGCGACTTGCCGGGCGGCCAGACGACCGACCTGTATGGACCGGATCGTGCCCATGCCAACCTTTCAGCGCGGCAGGCAAAGGAAAAGGGTTTGCTGACGAGCGGCACCTCTGGCCGTCCTGGTATTGGCTCATCCAGCAGTGCCGTCCTGCAATCGTTTTTGGAGAGCAGGTTGCAAGCAAGGCTACGAACGTCTGGTTCAACCTTGTACAAGCTGACCTGGAAGCCTTGGGTTACGCCTTCGGGGTTGTCCCGTTCCCGGCTGCGAGCCTCGGTGCGCCGCACATTAGAGACAGAGCTTACTGGGTGGCCGACTCCACAAGTCCACGACACAACGGGCAGAAGCAGGACACAGAAAGCTATCCACGGAACGAAGCACGGTTGCGCCTGCTTGGTGAGGAGTGCGAAGGTGGCGGGTTGGCCAACACCGCGGGAGCAGAGCGCTCATGGGAAATGCAAGAGCCGCGAAGAAAACCCGCAATTAGCGGCGAAGGAGAGCCGGATAGAAGATGTGGCAACGTTGGCCGGTTGGGGAACTCCACGAGCGACGGATGGGACGCACGGCGGACCGAATCAAGCGGATTCGAGCGCGTTGCCACCTCAAGCGGCACTTTCGGGATGGCCGACTCCGAACGCAATGGCGGGGGGACAGACGAGCCGGGGCGGCGACAGGAAAGACGAGGCGCTGATGGGCGGGATAATCAGGGGGCTTGCGGAGATGACCACCCCATGCCGACTAACGGCTTCTGGCGAGATGCTGATTGGCTCTTCTGCCGGGATGGAAAGTGGAGGCCAGTTGAACCCGGCACATTCACGCTGGCTCATGGGGTATCCCAAAGAGTGGGACGACTACGCGGCTATGGTAACGCTATCGTCGCCCCGCAAGCGGCGGAATTTATCAAAACAGTAATGGAGGCGAAATCATGAGATGCCCAACACCAGGATTGCAAGAGATGGTAGGCCGGTTACTTGCCGTAAAAGAAACCAACTCCGTTCTCTCCGAAGTGCAGGAAGAACGCCGGCGTCAAGATGCGAAATGGGGTGAGCAGAACCACACCCCGCCCGAATGGTTGTCTATCCTCGGGGAAGAGTTCGGCGAGGTTTGCAAAGCCGTCTGCGAGGCGCACTTCTCCGGCTACGAGTCAACCGGGAACTGGGAAAACTACCGCACGGAACTCATTCAACTCGCGGCGGTTGCCGTCGCCATGGTCGAGTGTTTGGACCGTAGCTCTCACTCCACATAAACCGGCACCTCATAAACCTCGGCGACCGCGCGTTCTCTGACGCCGGTAACTCCCATCTCGCCCCGTATCATCTTCTTGATGGCGGGGCGAATGTCTTGGCCGCGGATGGCGAACCGTGGGTTTTTCGCGTTCCAAGTACGGATTGCCTCCAAGGTATCGCCACGATCGCCTGCAATGACAGCTTTGGCCGCATCCCTTATCAGCCTACCCCTTCTCTCGGAAATCGCTGTAGAGAGCCTTGTGAGGCTTGTGTTAGCCGACTGTGCGGCGGCGACCTCATCGGGAGAAAACCCGAGTGCTTGCATGATGAGTTCATCCGGTCCGATCTTCTCGTCGGCGAGGAGCTTTTTCCCGGCGCCGGTTTTCAGGCCTTCCACCCCAAGCCGATAGGCTTTCATAGCGTCCTTGATCGGCTTCGGCGTGGCCGTCTCCAGCCCGCGCATGTAGTTCCCCTTGTTCATCATCTCGTCGTAGGCTTGGAAGCCGTTGGACCAGATGGAGAAAATCGGACCGCCGATAAGACTCCCAGCGTACCAGGCCGCGAGGTCGCGCCCATGCTTCTCGGCCGGGGCTTCGCCCTGCATCCCGTAGATGTCACTCAGCCCGAGGCGCTTGGAAAGATCCGTGCCGGCCAGAGTCGGCAGCCCCTTAGCCACGACATTCGCACCAGTTTCCCCGAGGGTATCGCGCAGCCAGTTCTGGAAAAGAAGCTCGTAATCCTCCGGCTCGTCCTCGTCGCTGAACAGACTGAGCGCGGAGAACACCATGCCGAGCGGGGTACCGAGGACACCGGCAAGTAGCGTCGTCATGCCCATGATGCCGACAAACTCTTTTCTGGCCGCGGCCTTGACCTCTGGCGACTCGCCACGGATCGAGTTGTTGAACAACTGCGCCAGACGGATGGCGGTCATGATCCGGTACCATTGGAACTGGGCAATCACCCGGGCAACGCCGCCTTGCAGCGCGACAGGCTTATTCTCCTTGGCGTAGCTGTAAAGCGTGTCGTTGACCACGTCGCCGATGTCGCCCATCGCGGCAAAGAAATTTTTACCCTCGGCGTTGGCAAGCTCGTAAGTGGAGAGGATCGTCGCCTTGCGAGAGGCAAGCTCGGACAAGCTCATCGGCAGCATGGCGTAGCGGAACGTTTTCGCCATTAGGCTGTCCGGGTTTTTCCCTTGCGTAAGCTCGTAGGCCTCATGAGCCGCCGAGATGTCGAGCAGGTTTTTTGCCATCGACTCCCGCAGGACAAGGAGTTGTTTCTGGTACGGGTTGAGCCGGGCGATCATCCGCAGCTTCTCCGGCTCGGAGTAGAGGTCGTCGCCAAGCTCCTTCCCGACCGCTTCCGGCAGGTCGCGGTTCTCGGCGGTGACTACCCTGTGCAGGTCCTCGTAGACGGTGTTGACCGCGGTGTCTGCGAACATTGCGTCCCTGGTGAACTTCTTGGTGAACGCTTCCTTAATCCCGGACGCCAGGGCTTTACCGGCCCGGCCGGCTCCGTACTTGACCGCGAGCTTCGGCAGGGTGAGAACGCCGAGCTGTGACATCTGCACCAGCGCGATGGACGGGCTGGTCATGTAGTAAGCGGTGCTGACTTTCCCAAGTACCGATGCGACGGCTCCGACCTGCACGGTGCGAAGCGCGTTGACCCTGGCACGGAGGTCGTTGAGGATCATCTTGTCGAGCGTCGTGTCGCTCCCAGGCTTCTTGGCGGCTTTGGAAATGTCCTCGGAAAAACCGGCCAGGTCGGCTTCAATCTTACGGCCCTGCTCGGTCCAGGCGATGTTGCTGGCGTGGCGGGAAGTGTAGTCGAGGTACGAGCGCAGCGAGTCCTCATGGAAACCTTTGACGTTTCCACGCCGGATCGAGTTGGCGAGGGCGGAAGTCTCCGGCTGCCAGCGCAGCCAGATTTGGTTCATGTCGTCGATGACATCCTGGGCCGCGGCCCGGGCATTGGCTACCTGGGACTCGTCCGCTTGGTCGACACCGTCGAGATATTTCTCCAAGACCGCGCCGGAAAGCTGGTCCATGAGCATGGATGGGATGGCGACCTCGGAGCGTGGGCGCTTGTCCTTGAAGCTCTCCATGAAATCTTTCGCGCCTTGCTCCGTCAGTTCCGCCATGTCGGCGCGGCGTTCGGCGAGAGTGGTGTAATGCTTTACCGTCCTGAATCCTTCGCTGTCGGTATACTCGAGCCGGAAGTCACCCACTCTGGACAGCGGCCAGTAGGCGCCATTGAGGGTAGAGAACGACGTGTTGAACCGGGCCATGAGTTCCTTGTGCAACTCCGGGTTGTCCTTCGACACTTTCTCGATGTAGGCCAGCAGGTTGTTCTTCTCTCGGTTCCTCAGTACGCCGAGGTGGTCGACGATACGTTGGTAGGCTTCCTTCACTCCGTTGTTGCCAAGGCCGTTGTAAAGGTCCGCGGCTTGTTTGTAAGCAGCGTCGAAGGTCTTGCCGGTCGCCTTCTTCATGCCGGCATCGATCCACTTTTGCCTCGCCTCGACGAGGGCCTCGCCCTTCGGCTTGCTCTGGTCCACCCAGTCTTGCTCAAGCATCGGTAGCCACGGAGTCATGCGGTTGAACGAGGCGACAGCCGCCGCCCAGTTGAAGGCTTGCAGTCCGGGGCCTTTCTCGGCAAGCTCTTTGGCTTTGTCGTAGAGAACTTTTGCGTCGTCAACGATCGCCGTCTTGGTCGAGACAACCGCGTCGAGATGCTCGGCGAAACTCTTTACCTGCGGAATGGTTTTCCCGAAAGTTTGCACCATGGTCCGCAGCGGGGTGACCGCCAGCCACTTGGGCGCGTGCTGCACATAAAGGCCCCGCAGGGTAGACTTCGGGTTTGCGAGCGCGGTCACTGCCTGAGTAATCCGCTCTTGGCCGGATTTGAGGGTGTCGTCGATGGCTGAGAATAAGGCTTGTGGATCGCTGTCCAGAGTCAGTGCCGTCTCTTCCCCAGCCCGCATACTCCATGCCTGCACCCCGCCGACAAAAATCCGGGCAAGCTCCGTCTCGGTAAGCCTTCCGTGCGGCAGCCCGGCACGAAAGAGCGCGGCCTTGACCGCCGAGACAAGGCGTTTGTAAAGGGCAGTGAGTTTCTCGACGACGCCTTTAGGCTCGGTCGCCTCGTAATTTTTACGATCCTGTAGCCAGTGAGCGAGGGCCTCCTCGTCCTTTACTTTCGGATCGGTTTTACTCGGCACCCGGGCGATGGCGGCACGGACGGACTCGCTTGTCTCGGCAAGAGCCAGGAAGTCAGCGAGGATTTTCGACCGTTGCTTCATGAACACCGAGTCCTCGCGCAGAAGCGCGTGGGCGCCCTCATGAGTCATGACATACCGGCCGTCGCCTTGCGAGATGTTGTCGGCAATAAGGACGACTTTTTTCAGCTTGGGGTTGTAGATACCTGCAACCCGGCCCGTCGCCCCGCGCATCGGGATACCGGTCGCCTTGGCATCGTCCATACTCTGCACGACTTCCAACTTCCCGGCTTTGACAAGATTGTCGTATCCGGCCCCAAGGAATGATTTGAGGTCAGCCACGACGGTCGACGCCGTCTCGCCGGAGACAGCCTGCGGGTCGAGCGAGAAACTCTGCTGCTTATCGGTGAGATAGACACCGTCGTAACCCTGCGCGCGCAACGAGGTTTTGAAAGCATCGACCTCAGCCTTGCTTTTGAACTTCGGCACGTCGGCCGAGGTCATCTCGAGCGGGTTTAACAGCGGCCTAGAGACAGAAAGGATAGGCTGACCCTGCGCCCGTCGTGTGCCGATAGCAGCTTCTACCTGGGCTAATATATTTGCCCGCTCGGCTTGGAATTCGGCGAGAGCGTCGGTTACTGCCTTGAGCTTTGCCTCATTACCAGAAAGATTATCGGCTAGGTGCTGGCTATGTAATTCTTTTAGCGTGTCCAATACATCCTTCTGCCGCGTCTTTGTGGTGTGCTTTTTTACACAAGCCGTAATGCTACTCATTCAATCACCTGAAAAAGTATGGAAAGAAGCTCTAGGATTTCCTCGTCGTCGCGTGAATAAGCGTTGTCGTATACTAACGCAGTTTCTCTATAATAGCTGCCACCCCAGCCGCCACCGCCTCCAGAAAATATTGGCGGAGGAGTAATAGGTACCTCTATAGCGGTCACCGCGCCAAGGCCGAAGGCGATCTCCTTCGAGCCGGCGAAACCTAGACCACCTCCGGGGAGAAGATTAAACACTGGAGGCGATCTCCTGCGCCAACACCCCGCTTGCCAGGTCAGCGATTGCCGCGCCGTCCTTGTCCTTTAGGGCCTTATCGAGGATTGGCGTCACTCCGTCGTCATCGTAGACCACCAGGGTCTTCTCCGAGGTGATCTCGCGCTTGTTTTTGACGACCTTTTTGAGATACTCGATGATGCCGAGCTCGAGCCCGAGTTCCGCTCTCACCGCATCGGCCACCGCCTCGATATCCGACGACGACAGCCCTGTGCCTCCCACCGCCGTTACGGCATAGGCTGCACTCTGCATACGCTCGACATAGCAATCATTTACCGGATTAATGTCGGCGTCGAGGTTGAATCCTGAGATATTGAACGTCCCCGCCGGAAACTGCAAAGTCCAGCCGTTGATAAACGCAATGGCGGGGAAGATTGCCCCTCCACCGATATCGATAGCCGCATAGGTGTGAATCACCGGATAGAGTATGCCAAACATCGACGCCTCGATGTCCCGCAGGTCGGCATGGAAAGCCACCCCGTCAGTGATACTGGCGTCGCTATGGACGATCCGGTTGATATAGTCCAGGGTCAGGGCCATGGCTTACTCGTCGCTATCGAGGATGGCGTTGACGGAACCGCCTGCACTGGTGACACTGAATGTCGTCTCAAAAGGCTTGTAGCTTGGCGATCCTCCTTTACGCACCCTGACCCTTGCCGTGAAGTTACTGGAGAAACTGAAATTCGCGCTTGTCTCCTCCGTGGCGTCGGCAACAAGATCGAGGAACGGAACCCAGCATGGCGTATCATCAGCAAATGTCTGCCCGAGCGCCCCGGTGAGCGTGAAGGTTTTCGTTCCAGAGGTATATCCTGAATAGGAGAACGGCACCCCGCCTATCCTGATGAACCCTGAAGTAGGTGTGTCGGCTTTGATTGACTCGTTAACTACTACCTCGGTCAAGGCAGTACCGTGCTCCCCGGCGAGCGTGTACTCGTCATCGACGAATCCGCCAGACCCATCATCCCTGCCCGCAAGAACCCTTGCTCCGACGACCAGGGAGCCGACAGAGACTGCGGTGATGACCGGATTGGCAATCGTCGTCCCGTCATGACTGGTCATCTGGTACGCTTGGGAATCGGCGGCCAAGGCGCCCTCGACCCACCACCCCTGCGCGACGAACCACTTGCCACCAGCCACTGCGCCGAAAGGTGCGGCAGAGTTCGGCGTGTAGCTTGCGTCGAGCGCCCGATACTTCCACCCGAGCACCCCATTGATGGTCGTCGTGCTATCCTGGTCGCAGATGGCCTGGCAGTACTGAGCGGCCTCTGCAATGGTGCAGCCACCGGAGAGAGTGATGGTGCCTTTGTAGAGCTTCGACCCGTTGCCGTCCCCGGTGTCGTGGCTTGAGTCTCCGATGGTGATGGTGACCTTGCTCGATAATGCCTGGGCTTCCGCAAGAGAAAGCGTCGTCCAGTCGGTAAGCGCAGTGGAGATAGCCACCGGTTGCTCACCACCGGGGGATAGATCGGCGGCGAAGTCACTGTAGCTTTGCCCGTACTTGCGGGAATAGGCACGGATATCTCCGCTATCAATCTCGGTTCCGCCGGACTTGGCCTTGACGAGGATCTGGATATGCCCATCGGCCCAATACTTCGTCAGCTTGCTGCCATTCTGGACGATGTAGACCGGGGAGTCTGCTACCAGCGGAGAGCCGATTGACTTCACCCCGGTGTAGAGATCGTCTCCACCATCCTGCGAGATGCTGCCAAACTTGAGATACTGAGCCGCCGTATCGTCAATGTTGAACCCGTTGATAAGGTTCAAGAACATAGGCTTGTCGGCGCTTCTTGGGCCATCTAGTCTCGACGGGTTTGCCGTGGTAATCGAGACGTTATCATCCCCGCTCGCCGCAGCATCGTCGGCAAGATCTTGCAGCCAAGCATGGAGGTCGAGCACGGTGTATACAGTGCTACCTGATACGTGGCGGATGTCCTTATCCGCTTGAACTTCAAAGTCGTCGCCTATAGCCATTAGTCAACCTCCTGAGTGGCGGTTAAAGAGACGGATGAGCCGCTCATAGTTGTTCGTGTTACCCAAGGTTTATATGCTGGAGTGCCAGAGGCATTACGTACCTCGATCTCAACCAGGCCGTTATAGGTGATGGCTGGGGTGACTATATGGCCGTCAGACTCAACCCCGGTATAGATGATTTCGCCGGTGTCAACACGAGATATTTTTACACGACTACCAGTGACAAGGCCGAGCACTGTGATGGTCTGTTGCGGCTGCTCATAGACAACCGTCGCCCCATCGCTGCTATAGGCCGGCTCCGCTTGCCCTGCTGCCAGCGTGAGAGTGACTGTTCCAGTAGTTGCGGTGATCTTGATCGGAGTGGTGTAGCCGGTGAATGTTGCTCCGTTAAGCGTGTAGGTCCCAGCTTCGCGGAGTTTCAAGGCATAGGTATCGCTCCCTTTGATGAACGATGAACCAGCAACAGATGCCCCGGCATCGAGAGCAAGTGCATGGTTTTCCTTGGCCTGCTTGAAGATGCAAGAGGAGAACGTTGCGGCCTTACCGTCGATCTCGGCGCAACTTGCAAAAATTGCTGAGTTGCAGGTAATGCCCGTCTTCCATTCTGGATCAAACCCAATACAAGACCATCCAGAAAAATCATACGCTGCCGAAGTTGACGATGTTGGGTCGAGAGTAAAATCAAACTCAACTTGTGTCTGCATTATTGAAGATGCCAAAGAAACAGTGTCGCTCGCCCCGGCTTTCACTTTGATGGAAACCCCACCGGCTGGAACATTCCAGTTATTCTGCTGCTCTGCCGAAGAAAGTGTGAATGTTTTAGGAAATTCTAGCGATACACCCGAGCTTGAGAAATAAGTTTTATTTGTTCCATCACCAATCTGCACCGGAAGAGACGTCAAACACTGGCCTATCCCGGCTATAAGAGAATATTGTGGATTTAGCCCCCACGCGGCGTTTATCCCATTGATGAAATCAGACATTGTCGCGGGACGGCCAGGACCGCCACCTGTCAGTATCAGCGGCCCCTCCCACAATTCTGCGGAACGGATATAATTCAGCACAGCGGATGTCCCAGCTGATACACGGTGGTAAAAATAACCAAGACCAGTTATGCCGCCCCAATTAATAGAGCCAGATGAAGCGTATGGAGTAGCGTTAACACAATCAATAAAGAACACATTAGGCGATAACTGCCGCATTCCTTTGCGCCAAATATTAAACGCGGCCCAGTTCGTCCCATCTGTAAAAGCTATAATATGCCCTTCCGTACTAACTGGAGTTCCAGTTCCCAAAACGTGAGCGATTGCAAACAACTTACCAGTAAAATCTGTTTCGTCTATCTCGTGCCAAGCCCCAGCCCATTGACCCGCAGTTATTTCGGCTGTGCTTATAGCGTGAGAGTTACCGTAAGACCAACCTGCTGCGGATGAGTTAGAAGACACGGACGCGGATACAGATGTGCAGTTTATGCCGTTTATTGCCGTTGCGAATGTGCTAGGGGCCTGCCATGACAAGGTGCTACTGTGCGCTGTACCAAAGTTTCCATAGTAGTTTATAACCTCTCTGTTTGTTATCCGAGCCATCGGCTGTAAAGATCCATTTAGCTTATTGCGTACTGCTATTGCCCACAGGCTCCCGGCATCACTGTTGGTGAAAAGAAACGTTGGCTGCGGCGCAGCACCGGCAGATTGCATTTGAGTGTATGCAACGATTAGGCCAGCATTACTATTAGCGCTTCTGTCTAGCACAGTAACGTCTGACGAATTTACATACCCGCTCATAGGGAAATCGTAAGTGCATGAGTATAGAACTAAACACTCATCTGTTGCGATTGTTAGAGCGCCCATTTCCCATGAGGTGGAAACGGTACTTATGTCCGTGCGGAGGAAATCCGCTCCGCTTGTAGTACCGATTGGGGTTGTTTCGTCCGCATCTTTTACAGTGAGTGCCAAACCAGCCCATTCTTCATTCGCCCCGGTAAACTGAGGATCTGTTTCCGACGATGACTCGGCTATTTTGTATGCCCACAACCCACGGGTAGCACCCACCTGCGCCTGAGTGCCGATAATGGTCCATCCTAATGGAGCCGTGATAGTTGTCCCTCCACCATCCTGCACAACAAGAGCAAGCAACAAGTCTCCCGTTGCATGAGTAGGCAACTCGACAGTATAAGTTGTTGAAGCGGCGGATTCAGCCGTCTGCAAACTCGACGCAATATACGCCATTACTCAAGCACCTCCGCCGCCCTACCTACTGAAAGAACCCCCATCTGCTCCAGTCCGTTCACTCCCGCGATAATCTCTGGGTCGTCAAGCGAGATCTCTTCGGCAACCCTGAATTTATCCATCCACACCTTGAGCTGCACTGACTGAGATTCGGCGGTATAGATGGTCGCTAACTCAGCATCCGTGAACCGGCGCATAAAGGCCAGGCGGGTGAGTATCCTGCTCTTGGGAGCATCTGGAGGCTCAGTGGATACCGAGACGAGCTGCCCGGTGGCGGTGTCGATTACTGCGTAGGTTTTCACGCTAAACCTCTTTCGTGTCTACTTTGCTTATTTTGCCGTCTTTGCCGCGATGAACAACGCTAACGTATTGCTTCTTTGGCTTAGGTTTTGTCATCTCACGCAGCGCTTCCACCACGGCGGACTGCTGGGCTATGATAGCCTTGGCGTTAGCTTCGCTGGCTTTGGCGATTTCAAGAAGATGCGGGACGGCATCAAACGCAGCCGGCTTCTCCGGCGTCAACTCGGCGGGTTGCGATTTTGTAGCGGGCTGTTGAGACTCCGGAGGTGGTTCACGGACAACCTTAGACATATCGACTTTTACACCGCGCCGTCTTAGTTCCGCTGCCCGTTGTGGTGTTAGTTTCATCAGCCGCTCACACACTTACGAATTTGTTCGTACAGAGCAATGTCCTCGTCAATAACATCCAACGCTTGTTTTGCATTTTCTGGAGTAACTCCGTCCAAAAAACCAGGTGTAAACGTTACCGCAGTAACTGACGTAAGCTCATCGTCAGTATAGCCCGATTCTGTAGACTCTGCAACAGTATTTAACAAATTCGCTTCCTGCTCGGACGAGAACAAAGAAGCGGCCCCTCGGGGTGAGCTCGCCGGTGCAGAAGACGCTGCGGTCGCAGAGGCTTGGGGGGCACTCTCGAGCGGTACAGCAATGAACCCGCGATTCGTTTCGGCTACCCGGTAGCCGGTGAGGTCGATCTTGTTTCTCGCAGCAACTTGCTGCAATGCCTTCGCCGTAGCAAATCCAGTGCCACCCTGTTTGGTGATCGCTTGGGTGAGGTCGGCATCAATCCGCTGCGCAATAAAGCCTTCGCCCTGCGGGATGATTTCGTAGGTAGCGCTGCCGGTCTTAGCCGCCGCGCCTTTTGCCGCGCTGGCAGAGGCGAACGGCTGCCCTTCATTGGTAATTACTTCCGGTGTCGGTTCTGGCGCAGGCGCCACAGGTGCTCTGGTGCCGGTGGGCAACGCCGGCTCATACTCCTGCATGGCCGCGTCGATCGCCCGGTTTGTGTCCTGCGGAAGGTTCCTCTTTCGCGCCTGAGCAAGTGCGGTTTCAGTCTGCTGTTCCCAGGCAATGTCGGACTCGGCCCGGTCAAGCGCGGAGGCAATGTCAGCTTGCGTCGTTACGGGTTGCGGGGCGAGGGCTTCCTGCCCTTGGAACTGAGCACGCTCACCAAACCAGAGTTGCTTCGGAAGTGTCTCAAGCGTCCCACCGCTTACGAAATGCTCGGCGAGATCTGCCGCCGGCATGGTGAACGGCTGGTCTGCTTGCACGGTGGCAACGCCGTTCTCTACGGTTACCGGGAGTTTCGTGATGTTGGTCAGCGTTTGGCTCTGGACCTTGTCGCGGGCCGCGTTGGCTTTCGCTTGGTCGGGGGTGACGACGTTGGCGCCAGCACCCATTACCATTCCGGCCAAGGCCCCCTCGACCGCGCTACGAGGCACACCGTTCCAGAGATCCTTACCAGCAGCGTAGTTCGCCCATACCTGCTCCTGAGCGCTCTGCGGAAGTTCCTGGAGAATACCCTCGGCCACGGCACCACCAGCCATGCGGGTGCCTTTGGCAACAACGCGCTGACCGAGTTTCGCCGCGGTGTCGACCTCGTCGGCGATCATCCGGTTGAACCCTTTTGCCATGGCCGTTTCGATCGTCTCAAAACCGAGCTTCTGGGCAACAGACCCTGCACCAGCACCGATGATCGCGTCGACCAGCCCGGACCCAAGGGCGGCAACGGCGTTCTTCCGCTGGTCTTCGCCGGTCGCTTCGTTCATAGCCGACCCAGCCTGGACCAAACCCTCACCGGTTCCGCCGGCTACGGCCGCGGCAGCCTTCTCTCCGAGCTTGCGCTCAAGATAACCGACCATCTGCGGGATGATGCGAGAGGCGGCACCCTCGGCTCCGACAACCGCCGGTACGGCCTGGGCAACGGCCCCGGCCCCCATGATCGCCCTTCCAGCAAGCCCACCCGCCAGCATGGACGGAACCGACTCGGCCACCGCGTTGGCGACATAGGCAGGGTTGCGGACATAAGCCTTGGCCACGTCCACGGCGGAAGTATTCGGGTCGTCCCAGGCTTGATCGATTTCCTGCTGCGCCTGCTGGTAACCGGGGCTGTACTCCTGCTTCGCCTCGTCGGCCCATTTACCGGGGCGGAACCCGGTCTTTTCTCCAAGCCACTCGGTGGCGGTGGACACTGGGCGGATACCGGCGGCAAGAGCGAACGGCAGGTCGGCAAGGCCAGTAACGACGCCGGGTAGGTCCAGGATGCCGCGCTTGACCGAGGTGGCGAGGTCACCGGTGGTTCCGGTGTTTTGGTCTACTGGAGGCTGTTTCGGCGCAGGCGGCAGCGCGAGCAGATCGTCATCGGAGAGCGGGCCGGATACCGGCGGAAGGTTTAGAAGCTCGTCGTCAGAGTAAGCCATTATTTCTCCCACCCTTTTGCGGTCCACTTAAACCGACCTTGCGGAAGGTCATAATACTTGCCGACCACCCTGGTATTCACGGCTGGTAAAGCGTTCGGCTGTGCAGCGCCACCAGTCGTGGCGTTCGGCTCGATGAACTGTTTCGTCGCCTGGTCGTAGAGGAACTCCTCGGTGCGCATGATCGGTTCGTTCGTAAGCGGGTCAATCTCTCCCGAAGGAACTTGCCGCTTGAGCCGGACGTACTTCCCAGCAGCGGCCTCGGCATCGGACTTACGAGCAAGGGCGGCATTGAGGTCCATCTGCGACTGGCGCATACCTGCGGCCGACGCTTCGCTCCCAGCGGCGATGAGGTTCCTTTCGGCGGCAATGCGGTTCTGCTCCGCGGCGTTCGCCGCGTTCATACGGAACCCGGTAATCTCGGCCTCGGTCTTCGCGCCCTGTCGAGCGCTCTCAATTTCCCGCAAGGCCCCTCGGCGCACGAACGCTTCACCAAGAGACTGCGGGGCCGGGAGCGGCTGCGGGGCGGCGGCCATGACTGGGCGGGCGGCGTTGCGCTCCAAAAACTGCTGCCGCTGGAGCCCTCTTGCTGCCATTGCCTCGGGGCCGTATTCTCCAGGAGCTACCGCGTCAGTAAACCGTGCGGCTACGTCGGGCGCTGCCGTGATTGAGTACCTCGCTCCTCGGCCAGAAATGGGGAGTCCGTCCGGTCCGACAGGAACTCTGTCCGTCCCGCCGCGCAAGAAACCAGCTTGGCGGCGAAGTCCGGTGATTTGCGAAGCCTGCTCGGAAGTCGGCACAACGCCACCGGCGATAGTGTCGTCGATAGCTTGCATACTCGCTTTAAGCGGCCGGTCTTGCCGGAAGTTGTCAACGCGCATAACACCGCCGGGGGCGCCAAGCAGAACCGGACGAGGACGAAAACCCACTGCCCCTTGGCTTTGGCCGGGGGGAGTAGCCGCAGCAGCCGGGGCAGGGGTGGTCGCACTTACGATTGGGGTATTTTCAGCCACGATAGGCATAGCGGCGGGCCGCTGTGTGAGTCCAAGAGCCGAGCCAAGGCTCATCAACGGGAATTGTACTTTTGCGCGATCTTCAAGCAGAGCTGCCATTACTTTTCTCCTATCAATATGTGTCGAAATTATACACCAATTTCGGGAAGGAGTCTACTCCTTATGAAAACGCGTTGGTGGCGGTAGACACCACGCTCGTCAGGCTCGACAGCGCGGCCTGCGCGGCCCGGGCAAAAGCGTCGGCGGCACTCGCCAAAGCAGACACGTTGACTCTCGCCGAGTCCGTGGCGTTTTGCTTCTGCATCTTCCAGACATCGACATTCGAGTCAACCTTGGCAAGTTTAGACCGCAAAACAATTTCATCGCGGGAAAGCCGCGCACGGTAGAAGTCGCCTGCGGCAGCCATCATTTTGGCTTTGACATCGGTGTTCAAGCCGGCAACCCTGGCCGCTGCGTCTGGCGAAGAGGCAATAGCTCGGATGTAATCGGCGGCGGCGTTCATCGCCATGGTTCGGCTATCGATGGCTTTGCCGATGGCGAACTTAACCGTTTCGATCTCGATTTCGAGCTGCTTGGCGGCGATGGTAGTAGAGGCGACACCGGTGTCCGAGGCCTGCTTGAACCGGGCCTGCTCGATCTTCTTGAGCATCGACCCCTGCGGCAGCGAGTAGCCTTTTGCCGCGTAACCAGTAGCAATTTGCTCTTCCACCCTGCGGCCGTCGGCAATGACTCGGTCCCGAGCGCGTTGCCAGATTGCATCCTCGATCGCCGCGTTTACTCCGGTCCCACCGTTGGTGATGGTGTTGACCAGCCATGCCTGGGCTTCGTCAAAGGCGTCGGATTGTAATGGGTAGTAGGTCGCAAAGAAATTACCAAGCTGGTCCGACAGAAGCGCCACGAGTTTGTCGAGCTGGGCCTCATAAGTGAGCGTCGAGTCGTCAACTTCTGGAATGTCTGGCTCTTCCGCTTCGACAGCAAAATCCGTCTCCGTGCTGGGCGGCGGGATATATATCCCGCCCTGGGCGTCAATAAGCTCGCCGGCTGCTGTGCTGACGTTGGTCGTGTAGGTATTGGCGGTAGTAATGGCGTTGCTGATTATCTGGTCAATGAACTCGGCAGGAGTAGCCATCAGATTTTCCTCGAAAGAATGATCGGCTCGAAGGCAACAGTCTCAAGGTCGAAATCGTCGCCATTCTGGTTGAGCAGAGTGAAATTGAAATAGTTCCCGTCAAGGCCGCGGCCAACGTCGAACCTGTTGTTCTCGAGCGTCGTGGTGTTGCTCCTCGCCTCGTAGGTATATTCCTGCCCGTCGGCATTTACTTTCAACAGCAGCTTACCATCGCTCGACGCGCCGGCGTAGACATTGAGGACCTTTTTCTTTTGCGCGGAGCCGAGGTGCGATTTGCCTACCTCCACAAGAGCGTCGATATCCACTCCCGCATCGTCGTCGCCATCGAGCCGGTAAATTCCATCGTCAGCAACCCCGTAGTACTGGCCGTCAATCTCCATGAAGGAGTTGAATCCGTAGTTGTCGTACTGGCTGCTTGCCTTCGTCTCGATGTTGACGACCCACACTCTCGGGCCACCATCGGCGCCACCAGCATATGCCGGCACACCAGAAAACGCTGCAAGAGTCTCCAGGTTCGCCCACGCTGCACTGTAGAAGCTGACCGAATAATCAGACAGCACCGACTGCTCGAGTCCCGCCTGAATAGCCTCGGCGATGCTCGCGACCAGTTCCCGGGAAACTGTAAGCACCTCGAGCACGTTGGCGGTCGAGTCAAAAATAAAAACGTAGTCAACGAACGCGGACACGGACCCAGCGGTGTAAACAAGGTTGTCGAAGTCGAATTTAAGTGGGGTCGGGTCTGCCCACAGAAGTGTTTGCAGCGCTGGGAGCGAGGCATTCAGCTCGCCAAAATTGAAATCTCCTGCCTTGAACAGCAGTGGCGGAAAGTTTGCATCGATGTCACCGCTTCTACTCCGGCTCATGAACCCGGAAAACACAATCTCCGGCAAGTTCCCATAAATGGTCTGGGCAGCAAGCGGCACGTACTCCTCGGCCATCTCGAGTGTGAGCGCCGGCAGGTCGGCGCGGATCTCGGAGAAGTCGCTATCAAGCATTCGGCAGAGCAGCGCCGGCAGGTCGGCCTCGATTCTCCCACGCCGGTAGGTGCTGGACGCCGTTAAGCTACTGGTACCGGTAAGTGTGGCGCTCGGCTTATGTTTGGTCGTAAGGCTTGAGGTTCCGCGAAGGCGGGCAATCGCCTCACCGGCTGTTAAAGTCCCAACCCCCCTCATCTTGTGCCTCCGTAAATTACTCTGCCGGTATCGAACGCCGCCTCCGTGATCTCGTCACCACCAGAGTAGAGGTAGGCATGGGCATAAAGCGTGTCGGCCTCGGCCGCTACCAGGCTTTTTGCAACTCGGACAATCGACTCGTTTATTACGACGTAGGAAACAACGCGGTCCTCGCCAAGGTACACACGGATATCCGTGTCTTTGTTGATAACCGAAGTGAGCAGTGTTTTCGTGTCCCCGCTCTCTACCACCCGGACTCCGGCTGGCTCGGCGACAATACCGTGTCGGAAAACCGTCATGCCTTTCCCGTAGAGAACACTCCGACCCACTCCAATAAAGGCACCGGTTGTTCCGGCCTTCACTTTGAACGAGATAAATTCGCCGGGGACGAGCGGTTCTATGGATATCGCGTGGCTGTTCCACCCAGCGTTGAGCGAGTATCGGATCTGATTGAGCTTCGCTGGCTCTTTCGGTAAAGCATATGTTGCGGGCTGCGCCGGGTAGTGAGTTACCACCTGGACTGCCACGAGCTTCTTTACCTTCACGGGATGGTTGCCTATGTCTCTTGAGCCCAGATAAAGCGGTTGCCAACTCCCAGTAGGGCGGTCTATCAGAATGTCGTCTTGGACAAACGACAACCACTCCAGCTCACCTTGCTCGGTATAAACCCACGCACCGGTTCCAGCGGTGTTGCCGAACGGCACCCATTCCCACGTTATGCCTGGTCCGTCAACCCACTGCTCTTGCATCTCGACACGGACAGTAGAGTACGCATCGGTGGCCAGCTTCGTTACTACTGGGGAAGCAGCGACACCCGGTATAATCTCAGTGCGCATTTTCTTTAAGAGCCGGCTCATATCACCACCTAGTGGGCCTTGTTTTCATAGTACGAATTGTCGACAATGTACTGCTGCTCAACTACCGGCGGGGGAGACAGATAATTCGAGAGCAACCGCGGTAAGCCGCCGTTTCCGTATGGGCTGAGGTCCCAAATAAGCCGTTGCGATTTCTCAACAGTATCCGGGAAAATTATTTCTGCAAGGGTTATCCAGGCATTCTCTTCTCGGCTGTTGACAAAATCAAGGATCGCGGGGAAATAGCGCTCGATTGTCTCGCCCTCCACAATGGTTTCCTTGCGGATTATCCCAAGAAACGTGCTCTTCTCGGAGTTCAGCAGTACCGGGCGGACGTGCTTTAACACAACCGTCTCGCCGTCTGCGGCCACAGGCATCGGCAGTTTGTACCATCCGGTAAAGGGCGAGCCGTAATAAAGCGCAAGCGCCTGTACCTCATCGAAATCGGCAACCAGCGTGGCCCCAACTTTCTCGCAAACGCATGAGTAAAGGCCTTCTCCGGCGTAGGTAACCAGCGGGCGCACACCGATAGTGCCAACCTCCGGGGGGACATAGCAGTCAACCAACGAGAGCCCGGTTGCGCCGAAGTGGACAAGTATCCCCGTGACCCCATACTTAGTCGGCTCCTCAAAGGTTTCCGGTACTCCACCGACCGCCTCACTGTAGATGCGATCCCATGAGTAAACCCCATTCGGCCCGTGGAACATCACCGAGTCGTAATGGGCAGTGTCCGGGTTATTGACATTGGGGTAAGAACAAAGCCGCTCGAATGTCAGCGTCGCTCTGGCCCAGCTCACCTTGAAATCCAGGCTGGTCAGGTCGACGGGGTCGGTGTAGACCCATCCTGCCGGTACCTCCTCAAGCACCGCATTCACTGTCGGCGGATCATAGGCGCCATATTGAAGCTCGTAGAGATGGTGCAGCACACCAAGGCAGCCTTCCGCCGTCACCGTCGTTATCGTCGCGCCTGTCGCTGGGAACTGTGGATCGGGGCCGTCCTCGTAGATGGTATAGAACAGCTTCCACTCTCTGGTTGTTGGGTTGTCGTCGACGAAGTAACAGAGCGGGTCAAACCCTGGCGATTCAGGGTCGCAATCGAGGGTTTCCGTAATCTGGAAAAATTCAAAGGCGCCGTTTGGTTTGGTTATCGTGAGCACCTTAACGGGGTCGTCTTTGCCAAGAGCGTAGGCATAATTCCCAAGCACGAAGATAGTTCCGGCGACGTTGCGATTGTCGGCATGGTTAAGCGTTTCGACAAGATCGGCTGGAAGATCGGTCCAAGTAATGTCAGTCCTGACATATCTTCCGGTGAAGTCGGCAAAGTCGAACCCGGCCTGTTCCTCCGGAGTTAGCGAGTTCCACATCCCCCAATACCCGTCCCATACCGTGGCGACAGTCCTGTAGGGGCTGATGGTGCTGCTGGAAAAATCAGCGTTGTAGAAATTGAAGGTTCCTTGGGTTGTGCGGACCCCGCGCACTACCTGGCTTGGAAGAAGTTGCAGGAGCCAGGCGTGAAGAATCGAGTAATCGCTTTCCGTGGTGATAGACCTGCGCCCGCTACTCACCGGATAGGCAAGGGGCGGAACCGCGGCCGGAGCGTCTGGGCCATAAGGATGAAAAAGCAACTCGACCGAGTGCGGCCGAAGACCAGTGAAAGACCCATCCGTGTAAGGCCGCTGCATGATACTCAGGCCCCTGCACACCATTTCCTGCGCACCAACCGGGAGCAACACTGGTCGTGCGTTATGCGTCGGTGTGTAGATCAGGTTGCCGAGATGATCTCGCATCCACCAGTAGGTCATATCTACAGGGTCGATAATCTTTTGCGTAATCGGGCTGAGTTTTAGCCCGTCGCCGCCACGGAGTATTGTTGATTTGTAAACGTATAACCCGAGGTTATCATTCAATGTATGGCATCGAAACGCGCCTGAGCAACCGCCAAAGATGTGATCGAACTCCCACACATAGACGCCATCGTCACCAGACGCTATTACCTTCAACCCTGTCGGGGCGGTAATATTTGCTTTCTCGATCTCGTCCAAGCGCAAAGCGTCAACACGGAACCCATCAAAAACAGTTGCTTTTCTGATAGTGCCAAGCGCACGTAGCTGCTCAAATAGCTTCTTCGCAAGCCACATCAGCTTCTTACTACGTACACCATCGAACGCAATCACTCAAGAAGCTCCTCGGTTCCGACGAACCCTCGCCAGAAGTCAGTGACGTAAACATTGTCGCTGCGGATGTCGGATATGGTGAAGGTGAAACTCCCTTCCCCCATGTTCCTCAGTAGAATATTGGCGATAACGTGCGCTTCTGCGGGAAACTGGAGTTCGCACGTGGTGAGAACCCCGTTATCCATGTAAAAATTTTGGAAGTCCCCTATCTCGGTATACTCACTATCCAGAAAATAAATACGAAGCGGAAGCGCCGATCCACCGTTTTTCGTAACATCGAAGTAGAGCTTACCATGATACTCCGAGATCCAGTTATCGGTGGACGAGAAGAAGACGTAGTCGGTGAACAGCTCAATTTCTGGCCCCGTCCACGGGTCGTCAAGTACGAAAAACTGGTCAGCCATTACGCGCTCGCCGGCATACCGAGGTTGATCGAGTCAACGCGCTGCTCTTCGGCGGCGACGAAGTTAATGTCGCGCACCAGGAAGTCGGCGTCAACAGTTCCCACAGTGCCTTGTAGCCGCTTCTCGGTAGTGCTTGATGCACCGGTGTCCGTCGTGGCCGACAACCGGAAAAACGAAGCCGTACCGGTAGCAAGAATGGTGCCAAAAAGCTCTTCGGTAGTTTCTTTCGACAGGACACCGGAAACAGGTGCGCTCTCGAATGTGCCGCCGCCTCCCATCCCGTCAACGGAAAGGATGGCAAGCAACGTGGCGCTGCCTACCGCGGCATCGGCTGTTGCCGGGACCGCGCCGTCATTTCCGTAAACGCGGACGACAAAGCCGTCCATCCCGTTTTTGAAGCTGCCGCCGGTGAGCAAGTGGTTACGAAGGCCGGTGCTTATCATGAATGCCATGTCGATTTCTCCTTAATCAAGTTCCGCGATGATGAGCCCAGCATCGATCGTGTAAACATCGTTTGCAGCCAACGTCTCCGGGGCGACAAGCTCGCCCTTGAAGATGGCATTTCCCCCGGAAAGCGCGTCCCACAACGACAAGTGCGTGATGGTGTACCCGGCCGATGCTGCGTTGACTGTCCACGAAACGGAGGTCGTGCTGACGGATTTCCCGACCCCGAGAGTCGCGGCTCCCATAGTCACGGCCTTTCGCACATAGTCAGCGTCGAGCGCGACAGTCACCTCGTTATCGGTTGCGTCTTCCCCCGGGTCGCCGGTGTGCAACTCGACAAAAACCGTGACACCGCCCGTGAGAAGATAGTCAAGCGCCCGTTTTTCCGCGTAGTTTGTTAAACCAGACATTATAGCACCTATACAGAAGTGAATGAGAACCCAAGCGGCACTCGAAGCGTTTCACCCGCCGCCGGAGTTTTTGCCGTCTGAAACAATACTGCCGACCCAAGAAGGCCCGAATTATTTCCTCGCGTAGGGTTGGTCGTGATGAACGCGCCGCGAATTGTTGACGCACTGGCAAACTCGAACGTGTTCTCGGACGACACGGTAAGCTCCGCATCTGCAACCGACGCGAACGCAATAGTTTTCCTGGCGCCGCCAGTGACCGTGTAGACCGTATCCTCGACGCAATCAGCCATGAGGGTAGTCATGGTGTCGGCGGCTACCGGCGTCCGGTTGGCAGTGTAAAGGCTCAGATACCACGTAGAAAACGCACTTCCGCCTTTGAACGCAGTATCGAGGAAGTAGTTGAGCATTACCGTCGGGATGAGGTTTTCCACCGTCTCGGTGCTTTTGAGGTTGCCGAACTTGTCATAAAGCTCGACCGTGTAGATGAAACCAGCTTTGGAAATTTTCATTTCATGTGCCTCATGAAGATCGTCGTATGACTTCGGCCTCGATCCAACTTGTTGCTGCGATTTTCGGCGGAATCGGGTTGTTGATGACGGCGATGAACTGTTTTAACCCATCGGTTTCTCGAATGATTGTTGCCCCGCTGTCCCCGGTGTCCGGCGCCACTTGTTCCTCAACCAAGTTCCTGGCAGCCCCGTCGGCCCCGCCAAGAATCGCTCCGCGCTGCGACTGCCACATCACGTTTTCAGAGTTTGGAACCTGTTGGCCAGTGCCAAACACGCCGCCATACTCGAACTTGGGAATGACCGTGAACCCATCCTCAACATCGCCAGCATGAAACTCCGTCTTGTTACCGTAAGCGAAGAAGACGCCGCCGGCCACCGGCTCCATAATGTCTACCGGCTCGGGGAACGAGAGGAAGTTCTCTCCAAGGCGGAAATGGTCCGGCTGGAATGGGTCCGAGTACCAGACATTGCCGAAGGCGTCAGCGACAAATTTCCGTCCGTTGTGGGTGCGGATAATGCGCCCGGCCGGAGGAGGTGATACGAAAGCCATCTCGAGGACATTCGAGTCGTCGTAACGCCCGGCAGACACCGTGTAGGGCGCGGAGCCCGGTTCGACATCGGCAACATGATACAGCTCGGCACCGTCCGGCATGCTGAGGTACAGCCGAAGGGCTGCAACTTGCGGGTCGTCGGTCAGAGCCAGACCGCCAAAAACGATACCACAATCGGCGCTGGCATCGATACTGACAATTTGCGAAGCGCCGGACTCGACTCCGTCCGAGTCGACAAAGCAGGCAGCGGCCAGGTACTTCCCGGGGCCGTAGCTTCCGCTTGTTGACGAGAGGACCGGCGCGGATGGTGGTGTCATGCCCCAGTTGTAGGCCACTCCGTCAACGATCTTCTTGCACACCAAACCATCGGAGAAATAGACAACCCCATCGCGGTAGTGGTAAGTAAACGCCGACCCGAGAACTTGGCAAAGCGGGGTGGCCGCGGATCCGTCAAAAGATTTCAGCCAGCCGCCTTCAACGAAGAACGCACCAGCAGTGCAGGAAAAACCTCCCTTCGACATAAGGCCGGAGTAGACTTTCACCCCGCCTTTGCGGCGTCGAGCCTTGCCGCTATTGCTGAAATCGACGTTGACGGCATTCCGACAAGCGGCCCCAGGGTCTTCCCGGGTTCCCTTCGGGATGTCATGGTCCTGCGCCAGGTTGTTCATCCCTTTGGAGAACGGGCCGATCGTTGCCATGACTACGTCCTATAGGCCGGAGAGACACCGACCCTGGTTTCCATATTCTGGAGGCGCTGGAGCGACAACTTGCCCTCGCGCACATATTGCCTGTACCAGCCGAGATGAACGTCAGACTTCACTGGGTCTTGGGCATCGGCGTCATGGTGGTTGAAAGCCTTGTACGCGGCCCACTCAATGCACGCCCGTTGGAATCTCGAGGGCAACTCGGGGTCTTTGTCGTAAACCCCAGCCGTCTGGTGATCGAGCGAGTACTGACTGTAACGCCACACCTGGAGAGTAAGCACCGTACCGTTCTGCTCGGCGGTCGGCGTCCTGTTGAACTCAATGTAGCCGGTTGCCCGGTCCGTGCGCCAATGCGTCGGCATCCCTGGCTCGTCGGTGTCGAACACCCAGTCAGGTCCAATAACCGAGACATCGTCGGGGTTTGACTTCCCGAGCTTGGTCCTCCCGTTGAAAATGTCGAGAACCTGGATGACCCGGGCCGGTATCGCGTAGACGTAAACGTTTGTTTGCAGCGTCACCGTGAAGTTCGTGAGGTCAACAAAATACCCGGTATCCTCGCAGAACTTGTCCTGCCCCTCGGCGAGATAGCCGATAAGCGTGTCGTCGGACCACAGATACGGCGTGGCCGTGTCCTTGACAACCTGACGAAGTTCCGCGAGTTGCGCTACTCGGTTCATGCGATGTATTTCCCAGCCTTAACGAGGCGCCAAGGAACCGCGGAGCGGTCGGTAAAGATCCGGTCATTGAGGCCGGTCTGCATGTTCCGGACCTGCTTCATGTGGGTGCTGATCGCATCCCGCAGCATGTGGACGATCGACGGCGGCACAGCCACCTCGACGCCGCGCTGAACGCGGAGATAATGGTCGAACGGTGTCCCGTCCTTCTTGGTCCCCTGCACCGCCATGAACTCGAAGTTGGGCTTGCCCTCCTCGAACTCGACATAAATGATGGGCCAGTTGGCGCGATCGTCTTCCGGGTCGATCTCCGGCGCGACGGAAACGTCTTTCTTTTTGCCTTGGGCTTTGGGCTTCGGCTGCGGGATGTCCTGCGGGCCTGCGGGTATGCCCAGATCAAACTCTTCGTTCATGGTTCCCCCTTAACGAGTTACTCTGCTGCTGCTGCATCAAAAGCCTTGTCAAACTCATCCTCGCTGGTGAACTTGTCATCAAGCATTGGCATGAGTTTTGCGATCAAGGCACTTACCTCTTTCGCGTCTTTGGCAACATACTGCTTTTCACAAGAGCCGGGGTAAGACTCAACAAGCTCTTTACCCTCTTTCTTCATGGCTGGCTTGAGAGGGACACGACACTCGATAACATATCCGTTGGCTGCCTGCCCTATTTCCAACATGCGCTTCATATACATGGTCCGTGTCTCCTTATTGTAGAGGCTCATTGAAGAGGAGGGTAGTTACTCCCTCCCCTTGGGTGAGACTTACACTTCGGTTACGGTCAACGTGATGCCCTGCAACGCGATGTCGGTCGACCCAGCAGTGGTAGCGGTTACGAGCACGTAGAATGTCTCGGTGGCAGCCACGACTTCCGGCGTAGCCAGCGTCTTGGACGAAGCAACCGCGGTGTCGGCAGTCACCGATACCTGAGTGATCGCGCCAATACTGGCATCGGTCGGGTCGCCAGCAGCGTTGGTCTGTTTTCGCAGATCGGCGTCGAGCGTAACGGCCCCGCCAGCCGACTCGATCTGAGCAATGACGCTGAAAGCGGTGATGGTCCAGCCGACCTTGAGCGGGATGGTTACCGGGATCACCAAGGTTGACGCCGTCTGGCTCGCTGGCAAGGTCACCAGGGCTTTGTTATCTGCGGCGGCGACCACCCACCCAGCAGTAGCGCCGACTTTGGCGAGGCCGGCCGCCGGCAACACGAACTGCTGGCTGGTACGGTTGAGGTTTCCAGTCAGAGTCACGTTGCGGAAACTGGAAACATCCTTGTTGGCGTCGACAACAACGGCCTTCGACGCGGTTACGGTCCCAGCGGTTACGCCGTCGAGAAACGCCTGCTCGGTCGCGGACTGGTTACCGATAGCCGGCGTTCCACCGGAATGGGACTGAATAACGTCGGCGATGATACGGCCCGCTTTAAGTTCTCGTACTCTCATCATTTCCTCCTATCGGCAGGGAAATACCCGCCTGGACTAGGGGTTATCGAATTGCCAGCCAGCGAACCACGTCAGCGGCGGTATCGCAGATGTCAGTGCCAAGCGTGAAGCCATCGGCGGTCAGCGTGATGCTGCCGGCGGCGTTCAACGAAATCTGGGTATCGGCATGGTTGGCAGTGTCGAGCGAGGTGCCGTCGGACATCCCGTAAAAATGCTCGTAGGATGCGAGATTGTTCACACTGAACGCTCGAACATACCGAGGCCGAAAGCCGAGGGTGACGGTGACTGCGGCTGCCGGGTCGGGCACGGTCACGGTGCCTACTTGGGCGAATTGCTTATCCATAGCTTGCTCCTTGCAAGAAAGTAGTGCAGCCCCTGCGTAGGGGCTGCATTGTCAATCGGTTAGCTCAACTCGGGGATGGCGCACTCGACGCGAACCATGAACGACTGGTTGAGGATAACGGCCGTGTAGTAGGTCTTCCAAGAGACATACCCACGCTGGCCGAGGGGGTCGCCTTCGCGCATGACGCCGGGGTTGAGAACGCCGGGAGTGATAGCATTAGCGCCCTTGAGCGCCACGGCGCCGGCACAGTCACGGGCCAGGTACAGGACCGGGTACACGTCGGCCAGGGTGCCTGCGGTGGAGATCATGGTAGTCCCGGACCCAGCCTTGGCACCGCCGCCATCGGCCCACGGAGCGAACACGGTGGACTCGATATACCGGACCTCCTCGACGGACCCGATCTCGCCCATGTACATATCCATCCCGCCGCCGTAGTCGACGACATCCTTGAACCCTACCATGTCACGAATGACGAAGGTCATGTCGGGGTGGACGAGGCCGATGTAGGCCGGCTTCACGGACTCGGTATTGAACTTGGCGGAGCTGGAGATTTTCGAGGTAATCTTCTCACCGTACTGCCGCTTGAGCGCCCGCACGGCCTTCCGCTGGAGATTGAGAGTCAGCGGGGTATTGATGTCGGTACGAGCCGCGCCATTGGCGCGAATCAAGTTGGTGCCGGCTTTCAAGATATTGAACGCCAGGGTGTCCAGGGTGAGAGCAGCCTGCTCGCCGAGCATCCCGGAGTACTCCTTGAGAACCGGGTCGGTGTGCATGTCGGCGATCTTGTCGGTCAGCTCGAGGAAGTCACCGTACTGCCCCAAAGTTGCCGAGTAGTCGGTCTTGGTCGGAGTGCTGCCGGTCGGGGTTACGCCCTCGGTAAGCGCGGTGGTGGCCGCGGAGAGACGCTCGTACCGACGAAACTTCATGGTATCGGTCTGGTTTTTGCCGAGCGGCTTGGACTGCAAAAACTGCTGGATGACCAGATTGGGCTGGCCGCGCTTGAGCATTTCGACGGCCGCACTTGCTGCTACTGCGGGGGAGATGTCCCCATAAGTCGTTTGTGCCATGGTTTTCCTCCTGTGGCAATTGGGTTACGCCGTTACGCTTATGCTGCGGCGAACTTTTCAAAGGCCCCGTCAAAATCGTCGGGGTCTACTGTGGCCCGCCCGCTGGTGTTTCTCCCCCGCACACCTTCCTGCGCTTCAAGCCGTTTTTGCTTTTCAACTTCCTGCTGCTTCGCTGCTTCGTCAACCGCTGGAGCGGCCGGCGGCGTAACCGCTTTGGTCGCTTCCTTATACACGGTGAACAGCTCGATTATGTCTTGGGTGCTTCCTTTATCAAGCACCGCGTTGTATGCGTTCTTGAGAATACTGGGTTGAGTCTCTGCCCACTGCTCAACTTGCGGTAAGATGGTAAATGCGTCGGGATGGACCTTGAGAATAGCGGCCTCATGTTCATTCTGGGCAGTGCGCTGCACGACACTGGTAAGCGGAGCGATCTGCTGGGCGAATTGCGCGGCCATCTCGGCGAGCTTGGCATTGAAGGCGTTCTCGGCCTTCACAAACGCCACTCGCTCAACCGCCTTGAGGGCTTTGGCCACTTCCGGGAAGTTGGTAGCCGTCTCGTTGACTGCCGCGATCTCGTCCTCGGTATAGGCCTCTTTCGCCCTTGCCTCGTCGGCAAGGCGCTTTGCCTCGGCGTCATCAGCCTCCTTCTTCGCTTTAGCCGCGGCTTCGGCAGCCGGGTCAACAGCGGGCTTTTTTTGGGCGGGAGAAGGAGGTGCGGCTTTAGCAGCCTCAGTTTTTGCAACCTCGGCATCGGCCGCGGCCTTAGCGGCGACGGCAGCGTCGGCTTCCGCTTTGGCGGCAGCATCCGCATCGGCTTTTTCTTTATCAGCGTCGGCGTCAGCACCGGCCGCGTCGTTATCGGCCTGCCCGTTGGCAGCGGCGGCTTCGTCCTGAACCGAGGCGTCCTCGGCTCCTGGAGTTTCCGGTTCCGCCAGCGCGGCTTCAAACGCCAAATCGAAGGCGTCGTCTGTCAATCCTGCATCGTTGGTCACTTCGCTCATGAGATTCCCCCAAGTTTATTCCATAGTGTAACAAATTTACTCAGACGAGTCAACTAATAATTGTAACAGATCCTTACATTCTTTCGCTCGTCCGCGAACTTCGTTATCCTCGCCCTTCTCGAGCTTGTCGCGGTGCCGCTCGCGTCTAATGGCAAGCAGCTCAGAGAACAACTGTGTGGCCTCCTGGTGCGGCTTTAACCGCTCAAGTATTTCTGGCTCGCGCTCTCTCATTGTGGTTGCTCCTTCTTCGTCGCCGTCTCAAGAAGCATACGCAGGTTCTCGAGTTGCGTTTTGTCATCGCTTGCTTGAGCCAGCGCAAGGTTTGCTTCAACGCGAGACAGCATCTCCTGGATAACTGCCTCAGTCGTCAAGGATGTTTTCTGCGCCTCAACCAAGGCTTTCTCTGCCGACGCCGTCGACTGCTGGGTCTTGGCCTGGGTAAGTCCCTGCTCGACCTGTGCGGCCTGCGCCTGTGCCGCTCGCATGTTCTCGATGGCAGCCCTGGCTTCCCCCTCGGGAAGCAGTCGGTCAGTCGGCAAATCCCTCGCTTTCAAACGATCCACAAGAAGCCCGTAGGTGTCAAGGATAATGCGCTCCTCGGGAGTTAGCGTCATCACGAACTGGTCGAGCGCCGCGCCACGGACTTCCTTGGCCACAAGTGAGATGTTACCTTTTGCCAACGCTTGGTAGTCTCCTTTCAACTTCTCGTCGGGGTTGAACTCCATGTTCCAGCGCAGCATGGCATTGATGACGCTGGCGGTGAACTTGTCGAAGGCTCGAACGGTGTCCTTCGTCACCATGTTGGCCCCGCCCATCATCATCGACATATTGTTGCTGGTCCTGAACGCCTCACCGAGCGGCTGCTGCACCCCGCCCATCGTGAACGCCGGCAAGTTGCTCTCAATGTCAAGCTGCTGCCGAAGTGTCTGGATAACGCTAAGGATTTCCCCGATGTGAGACTCGGTTACGATAGCTCGCACCGCCTGATACTGTGCGTCGATCCCGTCGCCCTCCCGCTCGATCGTCATGAATGCGTGAATAGGACCGATCGACTTTCTTCCTATTGGGAGCAAGCTCTTGTTGACCTCGATAATCGGGCCGGCAGTCGCCGCCATGTTATCCATCAAAGCCCGGGTCGAAGCACAAAGCGACATCTGCGAATCACGAACTTCCTCCGGCAGCCCGACGCCAGTGAGCCCGCTGTCCTCGTCCTCGGTGTAGATGAAGGCATGATACTGGTCGCTCGGGCGGTCACCGAAAGCAGCCTTCTCGGCCTTGATTACAACATCGTCGATGAACCACAGATCGGCCAAAATGTCCTCGTCAAGCTCGGATTCCTTTACCTCAACGCCGACTTTCTGCAAATCGTGCGCGGAAACAAACCCAAGACCACGGTACAGCTCGTAACGTCTGGAAGTGCGCTCCGCAAGATTCGTGGTTTTTGCCAGAACTTGGAGATCCGTCTCATAAGTTTTGGCGACATAGTTACCGGTCGGATGCTCTCGAAGGTACTGCCGAACCGCGTCGGAAAGGAAATCGCCGCGCTTGGCGAGTTTGCGAAAATTGTGTCTGGTAAGCACGAACCGCTCGAACATCATCTCTTGGTCTTCCCATGATTTCGCCGAGAGGTCTGGGTAGAAGTCCCAGATCCGCACATACTCTGGGTACGGCCTGCGTTTGGTGACGACTTTCGCCTCGTACTGGCCGGTTTTCGGGTTGATCTCCCAGACGCGGTCTTTCTGGGTGCGCACCATTGGGCAACGGACGATACCCGGGCCGAATAGATACCCGCTTCGCACTACCTTCTTGCAGAGCTGCGGATAGTCGATGGCGGCGTCCGAGAGCTGGTCGGCTATCTCGGCCTCCATCCTATTCTTTCGCTCCTCGGCAAAGGCTCTCACAGCCCGCTCGATCGCTTCGCTCGGAACCTGCTGCCCTTCGCTCTGCAACTGCAACTCGGCGAGGATAGCCTCGAGCGCCTCTTTGGGAATGGACGGATTTGGGGAAACGGACAGGCTCCAGTTGCGCTCCTGGCTCGGAAACATCATCTCCATCATCTTCGCCACGCCGCCCTTTACCTTAACCCTGGTGTCCCTCGGGTAGACATGACTGCGCTCTTCCGGGATCAAGGCCTTGACCTCTGGGTCATACTGCCCGAGGTACTGCCGCAGATTGACAAGCCACTGCCGCTCGAACGGCTCGCGGTCAGTAATGAACTGCTTGAGGGTGCCTTTCAGGTGCGATCCAAGTTTGGCGAGTTCTTCCGGTCTGGTATCCATTTAATAGCCTTCCCGTTGAGCCGGGCGATAAGAGGTTCGGTTTGCAAGGGGATTGAACCCCTCATCATAGACAACGTAATCGGACGGGTCGTAGCGCTTCCCAGTGAGAAACATCGCCCCATATTGCCCGCCCTCAACAAGATGCGAGAACGAGTTTTTCTCCGGCTTGTCTCCATAGTCCTCGGCAACCGACATCTTTTTCCTCGGGTATCGGTAGCCAGAAGACATTGCCTGAATGAAATTTTTGCACGATGGGTCAATAAGTATAGCCGGTGCTCTATCTGGAAATAAAGAAAAAAGCTCGTCGAGAACTTTAATTCGTACTTCCGGGTCGTTTGTCGCCGCCGGTTTGGCTATATACCCAGCGTCCTTGAACTCCTTGAAACTCGTCCCTTCGTCCGAATCGGCCCGCCGTGTCCCAGATGGGTCGCCTATGACAATAATCGGGTTAAGAGGAAACGTCGTCATGTGCATGGGCCTAAACTTTAAGCGGATGTACCGCTTGGTCCCCATGTCAAACGCCGGCGTCTCCCGCAGAATGTAAATCCTGCCGTTTTCCTGCATCTGCATCCACAGACCAGCAGGAGTATTCCCGTTCCAGGACGGCTTTCCATTACGCCTTATGTAAAGTGTGTGGTATGGTACGTTTAGACAGTATATCATACCATCATAGTCGCATTCCACATAATTGCGCTTTAATAACTCCGCTCTTTTAGCTCGTTGCTTTATAGTTACTACGTAGCCGTCATTAGAAATAATCTCGCGTCCAGTATCGAGCAAAGACACCTGGCCTCGCTGAATACGTACAGATGAGTTTTTACCGCATTTTTGTGCTAATTCTTGTAACCCTCCGGCCAGCTCGTAGTTGTTTGCAAATATCGTCCACTCAGTAGCTCCGTTAGCGCGTACTCGGATGTGTCCGTCTCCGCGAGTAAAGGCTTTCAAAAACACTTCTATGATTTCTTTAGGAGCAAACCTTATCTCATCGGATATTATACGTTCTGTTTTAGTACGTCCCCACTTAGAAACGAAGTGATTGTAAAACTCTTCATTAGATGCGCGGTATCTAATATCAGAGGCGTTCCATGTAAATGGAGTCTTTGCAAGTAACGCTGTCAAATCGTTGTGCTCTTTCACTTGAGCTACACAAAATCTAGTTGTTCCAAGTTCAAAATTACCATCGCTAGCGAGCCATCCACACAACTCAGCATACACCTCCATACTCATACCGCATGGAGGCGTAAATGATTTTCCTTCCCACGTAGAAACCAAGTCTACAAACAAATGCTTTGTCATATTATTTGCTATCCATGATGCCTCAGCAAACAACACGTTGTCTGGGTAGTCTCTCCTTGTGTATGGAACCCTATGCTCTGGAGTAACTAAGAAATCAACCTCGGTGCTGCTCCATCCTATTAGCTTTCCAGTGTACTTACGTTCTACTTTGAAATTGATGCCGGTGTATTCGAGTTTTTTAGTAACCGGGTTCCTTGTAGCGACTGTATCTGTGTCTAACACGTCCTTAAACAGCTTCCACCCAGAAGAAGTTAATACTTCTGTTTTGTCATCGTAGCAAAGCCCGAAATCTTGGCCAACAATTACAGGTAGATACGGGTTTATTGGCAGCGGTGTTGGTGAGACATGCACGCTCCTATCGAACGTCGCATGATACACCGGCTTGCCGGCCTGGCTCGGCGGATACTTGGCATGAACGGAAGCATCAATGAATACTTTCGATTTCCCCTTTGCCAGCTTCTCATAATAATCCGCCGGGAGGTTTTCTTTGTTGTCCGCGTCGGGCGCAAGACCGGACGGCTGCTTGAAAGTGTCGCACTCGACAACCGAGTTCTCATCGCCCTCGTCGATCGGGAGATGCTCGAATACCCGGTGCCAGTACGTGTCGATCGCCGGCGGGTTGGTATCGGCTATGAGCATCCAATAGTTCGACCCGCCCATCTCTTGCGAGGGATACCGCTTGAGGCGCCCCTGGAGGCCCTCTACGATCTCCCGAGGAATGAACTGGCACTCGTTTAGCCAGGCCCCGGTAATCTCCAAGGAGAGAACTTTCTGCACGTCCTCGGGCGTGTCCAGGGCGCGGAAAAGGATTTCGGCTTTGACATCGTTGAACTCAAGGTAGAACGTCATGTCGGTAACTTTCCAGTACCCAAGCACGCCAGGCTTTATCCACTGAAACCAGGTCTTGAGAGTGGTGTCCTTCAACTGCTGGTTGACGTTCCTAATAACAACCCATCTACTATAGCGAAAACCGTCAGGCGCTTTGCGCTGCTGTGCGCACCGTCTAAGGATTTCAACGCAGCACCCTACGCTCTTCCCCGATCCGAACGGTCCGAGTATGGCCTTAAACTCGGCATCAGAGCGCATGAACTGGCCTACTACTCGCGGGGCTTTATAGTTGAAATCAATAGTTTTCACTTTGCTCGCATGTACTCGTAGCCAAACTTACCCTTCTGTGCATCCCAAAAGAACCGTAGCCACCACCCACCGAGTGGCTTTGGCGCACCTTCTTTTTCGTGATGAAACCCTGTGCCCGTGTGCTTAAACTCTTCCTTGTATGTAGAAACGCATAAATGAAGTTGGTCGGTTACTCCTTCTCTACCGGCCTCATTAACTCCTACGCGGCACAACTCAAGCGCCCACGACTCATGAATATGTCCACCTACAATTATGTCAGCGTCGATGAACGAAGCTCTTCGATTCGTTCTAATTACACCTTTTGTAACTGGAGCGCTTCCGCCAGATCCGTGAGTATAATACATGCGAAAAGTTTGCTGGTGCCGCCCGCTAGTAATCCTAAATAATACCCACCCACGGTATCCTCCAACCAGTGCGCTTCCGCCTTTGTCGTTTATTCTGTCAACTATGGCCCGCGTTAAGTCTATCTCGCTGTGTTTGAGAATCGAACTTTCGTGGTTTCCCTTACAGAGCAGCGCCATAAGTTGCGAATATGGCGAGATAAACTCGTAGTTTCCACGAACAAGGGAGCCGTAATAATCGCCGGTGTTGTTCTCCGGTCGAACATGTCCTTTCTCATGCCGTGGGTCTTTTCTCCCTTGCATGGCGCAGAAGAAGTCGCCGAAATCAAAAACAGGAGCATTGCGCTCCTTGGCCTGCTCGAGATGTTTTTTGTAAAGCTGCCTGTTACATAGAGGATTGTCAAGATGAACATCGGAGGTAAGCAGCACCCACTGTTCCCAGCTCTTAACGCGCTGCGCCCCGATTTTCAGAGAAACAACTGTTTCTTCTACCTGCTCCGCTGACCAAGTCATGCTTATCCTTTTCTATATTGCTCGATAAGTTCGTCTGCCCTGGCGCCAACTTGCTTCGCCCATTTGCTGTTCTTCATCTCAGCGCACACGCCCTCGACGTTACCACGATCAGCGGCCTCCAGCATACGCCGAAATCCGAACAGCCCAGCCATGCCTAGATTGAACGCCATATTGACGAAAACGTCCTGCCGCGACGGAGAAAGTTTCGACCAGAACGGTAGCATCCCGGCAAGACCAGAACGGACGTAGTCAAGCTGCCATTCAAGGATCTGCGACGCCAGTCGTTCTGATATACCAGCGTCAAGATTGAGGCCGTACCCAATCGTGAGTTTCCCTGCGGGGCATCGGTAGGGGCGCGGGTGGAAACCCTCATGCCTCTTGACCTGCTGCAACAGCGATTCCGCCGCGAGTATCTTCTCGATCTGGTCAACGGTAGCCATATCAATCCCTCGTATGTGGGCGCCGCGGCATGTCGTCTGAATGCCGTTTTCCGAGTAGCGCCTCGTCTATGCGCTCGTGAATGCGGCTGAACCTAGCCTCCATCTTGGCCTCGATTCTGTCTGGCAATTCGTCCAGCTTTTCAGATATCCCCTTGATTGTTTCCGATTGGCATTTTGTCTGAGATGTTTCCACAACCTTGAGCCGGTCATCGTAGCCTCGCACTTTGGTGGCCACGGCCCAGGTGGCAGACACGATTCCGCCGACGAAAGCAACGAATACACCCGCTATCTTCCATGCCCATTCTGCGATGAAGTTTGTTTCGTCTGGTTGCGGTGTCGGGCTCATATCAACAATTGTGCTTTGGCGAGACGATTCAGTTTATCCCGCACAGTTTTATTTTGCCACGGATTCTCAGACTCTGGCGAGAAATGCCACCAGCCAAAAACAGAAACGCCTACCAAATAACGTCTTGCCTTTGAATAAGCGTCTGACAGCTTCTTCTTATCTACTATCTGCGTTTCTACGAGGGCAACGATGTTTGAATATAAGCGGTTATTAGCACACTGGAATGGCCACCACTGGCGTGGGAGTGTGGCGAAATCCATATCGTGGATGAAACACGCTGGAGATATGTCGGCGTAGTCTATGCCGTCAGGAATTAGCCAATCTCCTATCCCTTCGCCAGCCCCGCAGAATGATGGCCAATTGTCAAACGGCATATCATACGGCCACAATGGCTTTAGCCAGCTCTGCACCTCTAGCGACGCGCCGAGGTAATTTATGCGCTCGTATGTGTGTATCACTTGAGTTTCCCCTTGACGTACGCCCGAGCAAGCGCATACACGCCAGCCAAAGCGGCAGCATAGGCCCCACCGTCTCCACTGTGCGCTTGCTTGATAGTATCCAGTATGTCAGACCCTTCAACACCGAGAAGAGCAGACAGGGCGGTTACGTCGATTCCCAGCACCTGGCAAGCTATGATTGCGAGTGCGACTGATACGATTTTTAACTCGCTGCGTTTCTCTTCCATCTTCGACCTCCAGCCGGATCAGTCAGCCTCAAATTGGTCGTCCGCAATTCGGGCAGCATACACCGTCTCCGTCCTCAATTTCATACCCACAATAGCAACAAATCATAACTTTATTCCTCGTCGTTCAGAGTGCAGTACTCAATGCCGCCAGAACAGACATAAAACTCGCACACATCAAGCCCGTCAGACACAGACACACACGGCGTATCAAGGGTGCATTGCAAACACCTTAGTTCGTTTACACTTCCGGTTCGTCCGTCAGAAACGTTTATAGTGGTTATTCGCGTCACGATACGTGCCCCCTGATTAACTCAACGTCAACGAACCATGTATCATCTACACCATCGTTAGTAACCTGTACCTCAAGTTTAGCAGGGCCACTGTACGACACATTTGCTGTTTCTTCCGCCGGCAGTTCGAGAACAATAAGAGAGTTCGCCCAATCTGCTCCGGTAGCGGCGTAACTCTGCTCAACCGCGGCTGTATATGCTACTCCGTGATCGGATGAGACTATAGCAACCTTCACCACAGCGTCTTGGGGTATATTGAAAACCGCACGATTTTTCTTTAACTGAACAGGTAGTGCTGTGTTATCCCCAGTGACAATGTACGGAGTGCTCATCGGTTTACCTCTTGCGTCGTTGAAGTATCGGAAACGACGGTCTTTGAAACCTTATTAGAAAAAGACAATACCACATTTCCGTCGGAAGTTCGCGGTAAAACAGCTTTTCGTGAAAAAATTTCTGTCGTCCTATCTGCGTAAGCGAGCGGCGTAGCAAAAACTCGCGCGACATGCTCTGCTGCTACACTCCCAGCGTATACAAAAACTACGCCTCCGGTACAAACGACAGTACATGCGCCGCTGGCAGACGCGAGCGAGGAAAGTATTTCTGCAATTGATCCGGAGGCCGTTGCGCTGCACTTGCCTTTAGCTGCGGAGTCTCCATCAAAAGCAGAAATAAACTCCCCAACGGCATATGCGACTGCTGGTATATGAACCACGCCGCCGTCAGCGGTAGACAATCCATGTGCTGTTTCAAGCAGATAACCAGACGGCGCGATAAACGCCTTCCCGGCAGCAACCGCAGTACCGTCCGCAGACGACAGTTGCGCCCCCGACACCTGGGCAACAGCCGATACTCCGGCCGTAACTTGCCCAAAATAAACCTCCGCGATTACGCCTGAGACGATAACGGCTGCTGCCCCTTTACCGGTAGCAGAGCCAGCAGTGCTTGTAGCCGAGACGCCGGTAGCAGACGCTGTTGCCGCGCCAGAAGTCTCACCTAATTCAAAATCAATAGTACCGCCAGCAGGCGGAATATAACTGCTGCCGACAGAAAACCCTACGCTACTTCCTGACGGCGGGGTATAGCTCACGAAGCCACCTGCGAAACAGAGTCAAACACCGCTGCATTTTCGGTCGCTGGATGGCCCGACGCAATAACAAATATACCCCCCTCCGGATATTCCGACAACCCAGCTATCTCCCAGGCTCCGGTGGCCGGATCGCTCCATTTGGCGGCGAGCAACACCATGGTCAGTCGGTCAAACACACAGACCAGACGAGCGGCTGGTTGCCCGTCGACTGTGACCGTCCCCGCCAGGCGGTGTCGAATGGTTGGGGCAGGTTGCTCTCCAAATACCAGGAAATCGAAAAGCATCACACCCTCCAGTCATCGAGAGATAAAAAGTAATTTTCTATCGTTGCTGAGCTTGCTGAGTTGTTGGAGTTGTGCCGCAAGCTAACAAAGTTGAGCCCGTCAACGGAAACGTTTTGAAATTGAGAGAAGGCAAGCTGGTGGCAAGGGTAGTAGAGCCCTGGCAACCATCCGCGAATTGTATTGGCGGCAGCATTGTTAATGTGTGGCCTTGCTATAAGTATCTGCCCGCCAACTGTGTAAGGTACTCCTGCCGAGCCCTGGTACATATCAGCCCCAGGCCCGCCACCGCGTACAAGCACAGGGAGTATAGACCCAGATGACCCGTCAGCACGCCTCGGCATAGCAATACCCGATGTCCCTAAAACACCTGCTGTCGCCGAAGGACTATTGAGAGGGCCGAACGAGCCATACGGCCCGTTGGCAGATAAGGCACATGCAAACTCATCGTTTGCACTAAATGGCACTATATCTCCAAAAAACATTTTGGAGGCTATATAACTGGTGTCTCCGGGGGTGGAAGTGCTTTGCGACCAGCAAACGAAATAGAAGGCAAGATTGTCTGCTATCAGTAGCCACGGTCGGGCTGTGGTATTAGCTGCGTTTGACAGCGGAATTGTCTGAGCAGAAGCGTTGAACGGAAATAGGCCGTCATCGACAGATGTCATAGCCTCATAGCCTTGCACTTTCGGTGTGTACGCATTGGCGGCGCCATACCCATCGACTTGCAGATAAAATCCTGTCCCGGCAGATGGATCATTTTGAAACACCGCCTTGTCGAAGGTTGCGTTGACGAACTCGCGCGTCCAACCTGCTGCCGGCTTCGTCCCATATCCTGTAACCAGACAGGCGTAAAGAATATCGCACAAACTTGCTCGTTCTCCGCGGGCTACGGGGGCCCCAGAATCATCCCACCGGTACACTATCGGCGCAGCCATACATCACCTATGCAATGCGGATTAAGCCGGTAGAGGCCGCCGGCGCCGGGAACGAAACAGTAAACGTATCGTTTGTAGACGATACATCGCTGCCGAAATCACCGACAAAAAGCACCTTATTTGATTTCGACGAGTTGTAAATCATGAACCCTCTGGCTGTGATTGTTGCCGCTGCCCATGTTGGGTCTGTTGTGAAATCGAGAATAGCAGTAGTACCATCAAGCGTAACGTTGAACCCAGAAAGCGTTGCGCCTCCTGTAGTATATCCGTTGCCATTGGCTACTTCATTCGTGCTACTGTACGTAGTCGTTGTCGGCCCGTATGTTGCCGAGCTTGTGTAAAGTGCAATCTTATACGTATCGGCAGCGGCGTGAACACCGGACAGCCAATCCTGCTTCGCTTGGAGGGCAATACCTTGGGTAAGTGCCATTCGCTACCTCACTATAGCCGCTAGAATTAAGAACGTAGCCCATGCAGCGCATAGGCATATCAGAAGAAACTTTATGTACCACTCGCCTAGTTTGTAAATCATTCCGCAGCAGGAGCAATTACCGGATTGACTACCTCAGGTCGTACCTCATACGGCTGCATATTCGCCGTAGCGCCGTCGCCAATTGAGGTCGCGCTCGGTCTGTTGAGTGATCCACTCACAGTCGCGTTTTCCCCGATCTCGACATTTCCGGCCGCCTGTGTGGCCTTTACTCCAAGGTACGTGAGTCCTGCCGTCGATGAAACAAAAGGGACGACATCAACAACCTTGCCCATCACGTCCATGCCGGTTGTTGGTTTCGTGATTCCGAGCGGCGTCGGTTGCAAACGCTCAATCTGCATCATGGCGATGGTGGCAAGGAGCGCTCTCTCGGTGGGCGTGGAGGTTGGCACGGCAGCAGCTTCCGCGATGGCCGAAGACTGAGCCACGATGCGGCGCGATTCGGCGTCGGAGTGCGATTGAAGAGCCTCTGAATACTGGCCGTAGTCGCCAGTGCCAAACAGCGCCGAGCATCCTGTGAGGGCCAAAAGTGATACTGCGAGTACGAGTGTTTTCATTGCTACTCCTTATGCAAAAGTCAAAGCGACAGTCGCCGCTGCGCTGTTCGTCGTGTTGCCAGAGAGCGTAATAGTTAGCGGTCCAGGAGTAAAATACATCGGGCGGTCAAGCGCGAGATATCCAGACGCAGTTACCGTGCCAGCCGCTACAGTGACCCCAAGAACATCTGCGACCGTCACAGTGAGGCTATCCGGCGCCGTGGTGCCGAACTTTACACCTACAGCAGCCAGAGCCCCGTCAAACGAAAGCGCGGTCGTGTGAGCGGTGAATGCCGCGGTGGCGTTGTCGGCGACGAAGGCATAAGCAAAGCCCTTGGTGCGCCCCGGCAGATCATTACTGTTGTTGTTATACTCCTAGGAGAAAGTGCTCGAGGCTCCAGCCATGGTGGGCTCCTTGTGTGAATCAGTTAAAGTGCAACGTTACTCTGGTGAGCCCTGCGCAGCCACGTCACCCGAGATTTATGTTTACATTGACCTGTGTCGCGTTCTGCGCCTCGGCCTTCGTTTCTTTCGGCTCTAGGTCAGCGCAACGAACGGCGAACTTGATGGCATCCAGACGGACATTTGCCGAGGTATCGTCGGCGTAAACCAGTTCATCCAGCACATCCAAATAGGACTCTGCTTGGATTTTTGCCTTCTGGCGAAACGTCGCTCCGTTTTCCCGGACATCCCGGATGGTAACCGCCAGGTCGCGCCTGAACGCCGGCACATCGCTGAGTTTGTCGTATTCCTGACGAGTGAGCGAGTACCGGGCCAGGATGTCATCCAGGCTGTCCACGCGGAGGGCGAGGTCGAGAATAAGCCTCGGGTCCCAGGCGTTGGTTGCCGCCGGTTGCTGGCCGATTTTTGAGCGAGGAGCGGGGAGTCGCTGGTTTGAAGTGTCCAGCGCTGGAGGGTCGAAACAAAAGTCCGGCATGTCGCCGATCTGAAAATCCAGTATGTCTGCCGCAGCGGAGGTGTCCATAGTCTCAATGTTACACCATTTTGGCAGGGCGGTCAAGTAAAAAGGTGTTACACTCTGTGGTTACTCGCTCGACGGCGGCATTGTAGTAAGCCGAACAGCTTTGACAAACTCCTGGCCAGCGAGCAGGGCCTTAACCACGCGATGCCAGCCATCGAGGATGTTACCGCTCGGACCGACAATCACCGGGTAGGCTAGGTCAGTTTCGTTGACTCGCTTGATGTGGTTCGCCAACGAAACGACATTCGTCACGGTAAACGGCATAATTGAAAGGTCTAAATATTTCAACGGCAGTTTGTAAACTGGCAGACCTTTTGCATACTGCACGAGGTCCGTAGCTTCCCATCTACGATTTCCATCGCTGAACGCTGATTCGGACAGTCTGCAACCTGTGAGTTTAATCATCGTTTCTAGTTAATTTAAGTGCTGCCTGCGCTTTGTTATACCACTCTGGGCGCGGCATGTTTTGTATATCAGCGATATTTGCAAGCCACTCATGGTCTCTTACTACTGCCTCGAGTGCTTCGCGTAGATCACTTATATGTCCGCGCAGGTCAGATATATACTCTGCCGCTTCCATCATCTGGTCGTACGGTTCGCCGTCGCAACCATCCTGAGCGCACAACATAGCCAGCACGATCACAATATCTGATCTACTGCCGGTTAGTGGGTTTCGAATTTTTCGCATCTGCGTTCCTCCCTTTTTCGTTACACGGTACTAGGTTTTTAGCGGTAGGTCAAGAGGTATTACGTGGTTTACGTTAAATTTGAGGAATTTTTTGTGTCGTGTGTGAGAGGGTATGAAATAGCCGGGCGCCCCCGCCGACCGTTTCCCCCCAGCCCCCCTCCCTAGAAAAACACGACAAGCCCCGGCCCCTCGATACCTGGCGAGCAACCGAGCAACCGAGCAACCGAGCAACCGAGCAACCGAGCAACCGAGCAACCGAGCAACCGAGCAACCGAGCAACCGAGCAACCGAGCAACCGAGCAACCGAGCAACCGAGCAACCGAGAAACCGAGCATAATAAAAAA